TTCTTCCTCCAAACAGAATCCTGCATTATTGCACCCTCAAGTTTAGCTCCAGTAAGATCAGCACTCTCTAAGTTAGCACCACTCAAGTCAACATACCTCAAGTCAGCCCCACTCAAGTCAGCATCCCTCAAGTTAGCGCAGCTCAAGTCAGCATCCATCAAGTTAGCACCCTCTAAGTTAGCACGAACTCCTTCTTTATTACCCTCAAGCCATAGCTTATGTTTTTCTAGGATTACTTGAAGTTCATCTTTAGTCATTGTGTTTCTCCGATGATTACTTAATTAATATAGCATGTCTTACAGGAATGTCAACAAAAAAGTGCAAGAGAAAACCATTGCACTTCAATGACTTATAATTTTTTTAACTTTTATTATTCTTCTGGTAGCTCTGGTAATGACACATTTGCACGTTTTGTAAGTGCAAAAAAGTTATGCGATTCGCTCACATCACCAACTGACAATTTGATATTATCACTTTGTATAATTTCAAAGCCTGCTGATTTAAAAATACGCTCGTATGTTTCTCGGTGCAACGTACCTAGAGGAACACCTTCATTAGATGTATCTGGAACTTCGATATATACCCAGCCATTTAGTCGCATAACACGATTAAGTTCTAGCATAGTAAAGAATGGCTGAAATGAAAATTGTAGTGATTGACGCATCCAAGCTACATGAAAGAATCCTTTCATTAACTCAGAAAAGTTATAGTTCATCACATGTGAAGTTAGTCCCTTTTCTTTACATGCAAGATGGTCTTCTGTGTGAAGTGTGATGCCTTGAACATTTTCATACTCCATATCAACCATCTTTTGCATCGCATAACCATCACCACAGCCAACATCTAAAATAAATTGAGACTTATCATCTCCCGTTGCGCCCGTGATAAACCCAGGTAATTGTGCATCAATTACTTTATGGTCGATTGCAGTTGAAGGAATGTGAATAACTTCGTTTTCCATAGCAACTTTAAATTGTTTTTGTCTAATCCATGTATCATCAAATACGTGTTCCATTATAGTGACATGCCTCCGAATGTATTAGTGTCAACATCTTGCTTAACTCCACCGATAACGTATGATGAAATTTCTGTTTCTTGTGGTGCTACTTGTACGTCTGCACCTGAAATCCACTTCTGTGTCCACGGTAGTGGATTAGCTTGTGGAGTTTGATATGGACATTTAAGTCCTACTGCTGTCATACGCTTACAACAAATCCATTCAATATAATCTGAAAGTAGTTGTGTGTTTAGACCAATCATTGAACCATCTTTAAACAGATAGTTTGCCCACTGCTTTTCTTGCTCTACTGCGTCTACAAACATTTGAATGCATTCTGCTTCTGTTTCTTTAGCAATCTGAATGAAGTCTGGATCATCTTTTGGAAGAAGTTTCAGAAGTGTTTGAGTAGATGCTAAGTGTAGATTTTCATCACGTGCGATTAGTTTAATAATCTTTGCATTCCCTTCCATCTTCTTCAGTTCTGCAAATGCCCATGAACACGCAAATGAGACATAGAAACGAACTCCTTCAAGGATATTTACGCTCATAAGAGTTTTATAAAGCAACTTTTTAATTTCGTATTTGTCTACTACTACTTCATTACCATTTACAGTATGCGTACCTTCGCCCAATAGATTGAAGTATGATGTCATATCGATTAGTTGGTCATAGCATTCTGAGATATCATCAGCACAATCCATAATCTCTTCGATATCCATCATGACGTCAAACACTTTAGAAGGGTCTGAGTATACATTACGAATGATGTGAGTATATGAACGTGAGTGAATTGTTTCACTAAATGTCCAAGTTTGGATCCATGCTTCTAGTTCTGGAATGGATACTAGTGGACCAAATGCTTCTACTGGCGCACGTCCTTGTACACTATCTAGTAGAATTTGACGTTTTAGATTTGATGTAAAGATATGACGCTCATGGTCTGTAAGATTTTTAAAATCATTACTATCTTTAGTTACATCTACTTCCTCTGGACGCCAGAAGAAACCTAGTTGCTTGTCTGTTAGCTTGTCAAACTGTTTATATTTTAGCATATCAAAACGTTGAATAGCAACCCCACCATTTGGGTCTAGAAATGCTAGTGCTTTTGTATGATCTGCTTTGTTTTTTGAATTGAATACTGACATTTATTTCTCTCTCGTTTTAAATTACACACGCATCACAATCTTCATCATCAATGACAGATTGTGCTAGTGGTTCGTCCATTAGTTTCGATACGTCAATCTCTCCTTGACCGTCGAATGTGTTGAAGTAGTACAACTGCTTACCACCGTATTTATAGAACATGATAAGATGTTGTAGCATCACTGACATAGGGATCTTTTCTTCATCAAAGAATACTGGATTGTATGAAGTGTTTACTGAGATACCTTGGTCAATATATTTCTGTAGAACTGCCATGATCTTCAAGTAACCTTCTGGTGACTGCTGATCCCATAGTAATTCGTATTTGTTCTTTAGCTTGTGAATACCCGGTACAACTTGCTTTAGAACACCATGCTTAGATTGCTTAACTGACACTAGTGAGCGTGGAGGCTCAATACCGTTTGTTGAGTTACTAATCTGTGCTGATGTTTCTGCTGGCATAAGAGCCATAACAGTTGAGTTACGAATACCATACTCTTGTAAGTCTGCACGTAATGTCGCCCAATCTTGACGTTCAACATACGGAGTAAGTTCATCCACATCACGTTTACGAGTATCCATTGGAACTACACCATCACCATAACGTGTTTCGTCTGTGCCAGAACATTTGCCTTGTTCTTTCGCAAGAGTGTTAGATGCTTTGATTAAGTAGTAGCTCCATGCTTCTGCCCATTCATCAACTAACTCTAAGTTTGGATTTGAATAGTTTGTATCATTCTTAGCTAACCAGTAAGCAAAGTTAATGATACCGATACCCAGTGGTCTGCGCTTTTCAGTTGATAACTGTGCTGCAAGTACTGGATACTTTTGATAATCTAATAGTGCATCTAGCCCACGAATTGATAATTCACAAGGTTTAGCAAAGTCTGCTGGAGTTTTAATGTTACCCCAATTGATAGCACTTAGAGTACATAGCGAAATTTCACCCTCTTCATCAAAGATGTGTTCTAGTGGCTTTGTCGGTAGATTAATTTCACAGCATAGGTTTGATTGACGAATAGGAGCTAGATCAGGTTTGAATGCTCCATGATCGTTAGCGTGATCTACGTTCATCAGATAGATACGACCCGTGTTCTTGCGCTCATTCATGAATGCAGAGAATAGATCGATTGCCGGAATTGACTTCTTACGAATGGATGTTTTGCGTTCTGCTTTCTCATACAATTCACGGAACTTGTCTTGATCGTCAAAGAATGCTTCATACAGTCCCGGAACATCGTTAGGAGAGAATAGAGTGATGTTGCCGCCAGTCATTAGACGTTCATACATCAACTTGTTAAATTGCACACCGTAGTCTAAGTGACGTACACGGTTGTCTTCTGTGCCTTTGTTGTTCTTTAGAACAAGCATATCTTCTACTTCTAAATGCCAAAGCGGATAGTACAGAGTCGCTGCACCACCACGAACACCACCTTGTGAACATGATTTAACAGCCGCTTGGAACATTTTATAGAAAGGGATAACACCAGTGTGTGACGCATCTCCGTTTCGGATCGGAGAATTGATCGCACGAATAGCACCAGCGTTAACGCCGATGCCCGCTTTCTGTGAGACATATTTTACGATTGCACTAGATGTCGCATTGATTGAATCAAGCGAGTCACCAGTCTCAATTAGAACACAGGAGGAAAACTGTCTCTGCGGCGTACGAACGCCTGCCATCACTGGAGTTGGGAGTGAGATATCAAAGTTACTAATTGCATCATAGTAATCTTTTACCCACTTCATACGTGTTTCCTTAGGATAACTTGAAAACAGCGTAGCGGCAATTAACATATAAGCCATCTGCGGGGTTTCAAATACATCTTTAGTTACACGATTTTGTACTAGATATTTGCCACGGAATTGTTCCATACCAACATAAGAAATATTAAAATCTCTATCATGTTTAATATAGTTATTGATTGTTTCCCATTCTTCTTCAGAATAGTCTTCAAGCAACGCAGTATCATAAAAGCCACGGTTCGTATTTTTCTTCACTAAGTCAAGTACGTGACACGGCTCAAAACTATTATATACCATCTTTCGCAAATGATAGTTTACTAGATTACCTGCTACCCACTGATAGTTTGGGGTATCTTCATTGATCAAATCTGCCGCTGATTTAATCAGCGTTTCTTGAATTTCTGAACTTGTAATACCGTCATAGAACTGGATATGAGATTTTATCTCAACTTCACTTGGTGATACTCCAGCAATGCCGTCACACGCAAAGAAAACGACTTTGTGCATTTTCTCGAGGTCTAAAACCTCTTTGTCGCCGTCACGTTTTATTACTTGAATTTTCATTTATTGTTTTCTCCGAAATCGCAATGTATTTAACAACACCGCTTATATCTTAATATCTATTGTTTATATCGTTGCATCTTCCATGCCCGCCACTCTTAGTTTAATAATGTTACTCAACTGAAAGTGCTTAATTTCAAATCCCTTGGTAATGCCTTGGTATTTGTTTCGTAATAACGCTACTTGATTAATAAGTTCTGAGATAGCAACAACTTCTGCTTCGCCGTCTGCATACTTTTCTGCGTCCCTACTACTTAGTGCTTTATTATAGTTTTCTAAGTACTTACGCAAGTATTCACTTCGTTTCTTACGTAACTGTATATTTAGATGTTCTAGAATTGCTTCGATTTCCTGTAATTGCCCAAATCGTAGTTCTACATATCCGGGTAACATCGTTGCATTCTTTTCAACATTACCATATATTTTTACTTCATTGCGGGCTTCTTGTAGTTCACTTTCAAAGTGATCTATACAAGAAGGGATCTTACTCCAGTCCGCAACGATTTTACTATACCAACTCATTCGTCATAATCATCCCAAGAGTCGTCGTCTTCATCTTCATCGTAGTCGTCTTGAAAATATATATCAAACGCTGTTTCAAGAATCTTATCGTTCTCTGTCATTTCTGCAATGTCTTCTTTCTGAAAACCTACATCATCACATATTTTAATCAATCGTTCTGCCGCATTCATTCGTTCCTTAGCTGGAACTAATACTTTGAATGCTTCCCATATGTCAAATATTACGTCTGAGTCTACTGCTGCCATTTTATTTTTACGCCTCGTAAATTGCTGAGTTTGCACCATGTTCAGCACATTCTGCACTGACACAATGACACCTATTGTTTGTCATTTCTCGAACTAGTTCATCAGCAAACTTATGAGCATGTTCTGCGAACTTCTCAACCCCCACACCATCAAATAATGTAAGTTCTGCTAAACCAGATGATTCTAGTTCACTTAGTTTATACAACAAAGGATCAGCCCTGTCAACAACTACTTTGTGATCAAAGTTATCTTCTAACCACTTCTTCAATGGCTTTAAGCCACCGAAATCAACTACCCAATTGCGTTCATCTAGTTCTTCGCAACCGAAAATAAACTTAAACTGTAAGCTATACCCATGCAAGAACTTGCAATGAGAGTGTGCTAACGGCTGTCTAAAAACAGCCGAAAGCCCAATGTTGTGACCATAAGTCTTTGTTGAGTAGTACTTAGTCATTCTTTACACCTCATTAAGTTCAGAGTTTTCATCGTGGATGATTTCTCCGTTAGCATCAACTTCTAGTGCTTCAAGGCCATTTACTTCTGCATCTAAGTCTTCTGTATTCCAATCTGCAATAACTTGGTCTAGTTTTTCATCAGTCCAGTTCTTACGGAACTCAAGAATTTCTTCACCAGATTTGGTAGTATACTTCAGACGATTACCTTGCTTGACTAGTAGACCTTTTGCTTCAAAGAATTCAAGCAGACCTGAATAAGGTGACATACCTGTTTCATATGGAATTTCTACTTGTACGCTTTCAAACGGTTTTGAATAACGTGTCTTAACAACTTTACATGCGGCACGAATACCATGCACTTTAGATGTCTTTACACCGTTCTCGTCTGTTTTCAGTTTCAGTTTACGCATAGCGATAACAATACTTGATGCATAGATAAAGCCTTGTCCGCCTGAAATCTTATCATCTGGATCGAACATATCTTGTGATGCGTATGTGTGATTCGTTGCAATCATACCTACATTGAAATCACCAAACATGTTTACACAGTTACGAACAAGTGCTGATAGTGCTTTGGGCTTACGACCCATATCGCCTTTCATTTCACCTTTTTCGAACTGATTAACATCTGTTGGTGTCAACATCATACCCAAACTATCAAGTACGAACAGAACCTTAGGACGTTCTTCGTCAGGTGTATCTGTGTACTCTTTACGATAGTCTGTCATAAAGTCTGAAATAATCTTAGCAACATCATCAATCATGGCTACATTCAATTTCAGTAGCTTATCATCGTCTGTGCTTACATTCAGTGCGTGTAACCAACTTTCATCTAGTGCGTTCTCACTATCGATTAGAACCACAAAGATACCCTGATCCTGTGCATTCTTAATAATGTTACCAGATGCAATATATGATTTACCTGCACCAGACTCGCCTGCAAGTACTGTCACTTTACCAAGTGGAATACCTTTATAGAAGTCATTTGAGATTAACTTGTTTAGACAGTAGTTACCTGTTGAGATCCATGTATTCGGATCACGGAAGCCCACAGACATTCCTGGGACTGCTTTTGTAATACTTTTACGAAACTTTGACGCATCAAATGCTTTTGCCATAGTCTAACTCCATTAAATTTTGTGAAAAAGGGGAGGACGGTCACGCCCTCCCAAGTTGACTAGTATAATTAGTCTGATTTACGAGAACGGATCATTGCAAGAATGTCTGATGCATCTTTTCCTGCGCCAGTATCTGCTGATGCTTTTGCTGCGCCTACCATTTGTGAAGCACTATTACGTTCTGCTAAGGCGGCTTCTGCATCTAATTTAAATGGAATATCATCCTCTACTGCCGCTTGAGCCGCTACAGGTGCTGCTGCAGGAGCTGTTGGAGCTGGACGAGGAGCTGGTGTTGCTTTCGATGCTGATGAACTTGATGAATTGTTAGGCTCTGCACCTTCTGGTACATCCAAACCATATGGCTTGAAGAAGTTGCCCCAACGCATTGGATCATATAGTTCACCATCAACAGATGCTTCGAACATCTCCATGATAACATTCACTTCGTCTTGTGTAGGACGCTTTGGCATGAAATCATTCAAGTCTGAAAGACCATGGGCTTCGATTGCTGAACGTTCTTCTTCATTCAGTGAGCGTTCTTTGCGAGCCCAATTAGATGTAGCGTAATCTGCATACTGTCCTTTTTGTGTTTTGACTAGTCGAAAATCTGTACCTGCATCATAATCAGTTGGTAGATTTTCCATATCTGGATCCATCAATGCTGATTTCAACAACTTAAAGATTTGTGGACCGATCACGAAACGACGGATAGGATTCTCTGGTGATTCTTCATTCATCGGGTCTTGTACTACAAAACCTTGAAATATGTAAGAACGCTTCTTCCAGTACTTACGAGCCAAGTCTTCCATAGATGGGTCTTTGAACCATGGACGAATTTCTGCATGAATAGGACATGTGTCGCCCCACATTTCGATACATGGAACTTGTACTTGAATAGGTTTTTGTTCACCACCTACAATACCTGCAAAAGACATTTTGATTACTTGACGCTCACGCCAAAAGAATACATTGTCTGCTGATGAGTCTGGGAGAAAGCGGATTGTCGCTGTACTATCGTTGTCCATATTCCAGAACGGGTATAGTGCATCTGAGCCGCGTGATTGATTTGAATTATTTTCTGCTTTGTTTTCTTGTGCAAGCAGTTTTGCACGGATTTCTGCTAGTGTAGCCATTGTAGTTTTCCTTTATATTAGCCTATGTTAGCCATGTTAGATTTATATTAGCTTTAGTTTTTGTGCCTTAATGAATATCAACACATCCTCTTAGAGCCTGTACTTATATTACTACATCTATTTAGCAAAGTCAAGTGTTTTTTGCATAAAAAAGGGAGCTTTCGCTCCCTTTTTTCTTATACTTTAGTATGGTGATTTACATAATATCGAATTTTGAGAATGATTCAGCAATCATTGCTTCCATCTTTTCTTCGATAGTTGTTGTTTCTTCTACTGATTCTGATTTTTGTTTTGACATTTTAAGAAGGAATCCAGCTAGAGCAACTTTTTGCTTATCTAGTGCTTTTGGATTATTACGAACATCGTCTCCGAAGTCACGTAGGAAGTTTGATAGTTCTGCTGCTCTATCATGTCCTTTATTTTTACGCTTCTTATCGTCAATCGTATCAACGTCTACACGGTCTGCTAAGTCATCGAATTGTAGAGCAATCATTAAAGATTTTTGTTCTGCCGCTTGCTTTGCATCTCTAGGTTCTGCATATTGCTTCTTAACTTTATCCATGTCGAATACTTCGCCCTTTGCTGGGAATGAGATTTTATTTTTCTTCTCACCAGTTTTCTTATCGACTCCCATGATAATTTCTTTTACACGGTCAATTTGATTTGCACGATTGTTTTCCATTTCTTCTTCGTTCACTTTGTGAACTAACGGAAGAATATCTTTTAGTGATTCTTCGAATGATGACTTTGTGAATTTAGATACGTACTCTGCAATTGCATCTTCTGATAATTCTGATTTCTTAACCCAATGAGAACCATTATCATCATGGCAGTCATGCTTACAATCAGTTGTTGGTTTACCCTTCTCATCGCCACAGTCTTTACATACCATTTTCTCATCGCCAGCTTCATTTAGTGCTAGTGATTCTACAAATGAAGTGTAGCCTTTTGCGCCTTGAATTCGCTTAATTGATTCTTTAATAGAATCCATCTTTTGCTTTACATTAGCAACAATAGAACGATTGTTTTCGTTTACAAGACCTTGCTTGTTCACTACGTTCATGAATTCTTTTAGTTTTGATAAATTTGTTGATTGTTCAATAATCGCCTCGCCAACCATATCACTTGGTACACCGCCATGTGCAACGTGTCTAGCCATAGCTCTTGCACCATTCAAATGTTTATGTGGATACTTAAAACGTTCGCCATCAGCATTCTCAATAAAGATTGCTGAAATGTTACGTGAACGTGAACCACGTTGTTCTTCATTTACTGGCGCACGATGCTTAACGATTAGTCGTACATTTTCTAGTGTTTGGCGACTTGTGCGTGATGAACCTTCTAATGGGCTTAAACCCTCGTTAAATACGTCACTCATAGTCTGCTCCTTGTTTTTTTCAATTTCATATGCATAATTTTTTGGTTCAATATGCTTACCGAATGTTCTGATATCAAAGTCAATCATATTTGTTCTAGCAATAGTTCGCATAGTTTTGATTAGCTTATCTATATTTTGTTCATCTATGTCAGTGTGTTCACCGAGATGAAGTTTTAATTCTTCTGAATCATCATTTAGATGCACCATCATATTTGGTGTTTCTACATAAAAGTATCTAGCATCACTTGGATCCGCAACGCTTTTGCCATTTGATGAATCAAACATCTTTACTTGAAACCCATATCCTTGTATGATTCTCATTGTCTTTTCAGCAATGCTGTTATAATTTATAGCCATAGTAATGTTTCCTTTTTAGTATTTATCAAAATACTACAGGAAGTGGTTGATCATAGTCATCTTCGCCGTCTAAACTTTCACCGAGTAAACTTTCATATTGCTCATCGAACCTTGATATGACTTGTATCTGCCTAACGCACAATAATGTCGCTGATACTAAGTCATCAGTCTCTCCTAATTTAGCTTCATAACTTCTACCTTTAGCAACGAATGTTTTGAACTCTCTAATTAAGTTTTTACTTAGTGGTGTCATCTTATCAGATTCAATCCAAGATTTCATCTTCATACAACCTGTGATTTTACTTTTATGTGTAGTAGTAAATCCTTTACGCACAGAACGTGAATGTCCTCGCTTCGCAGGTTCGTGTAAAAACTCTCCTGGAAACTTATCTTCGTCCATTTCTTCAATTAGTATAAGAGTAGCTTCTCCTAGTGTATTATTCTCAACTGACCAATATATCTCTGGTGATTTATTCCCCAATGATTTCATCTCATCACTTATTTCAGTTAGCATCTCATGTAATATTCTAACTTGCCCTCGCATATCAGTTTTATTATGCATCCATTCTGCAACTTGGTTCATCTCTGGTAAAGACCAAACTTGGATAGCCGCATTGTCGCCACCAGTTCCCATACTAGGATCAAGACCAACAACATAAGTTGCATCTTTCTTAATTGGTTCATACCAACGTACTTGCCCAGTCTTTTTAAGAGGTTCCATACCTTTAAATTGTGATAGCTTAATACTATCTACTAGAGTTTCATCGAATGCGACAAATTCACATTCGTGTTCACGTAAAAAACGTTCAGTCCCCACACGTCCCTTTTCTTCGGATGCCCATTGGTCATCTCTGTCAGGGTGTTGATTCCAAATAGCTTTATATGCTCTAAACCCGTTCACTCCAACATCTGTTTTGTTCCCATACTCATCTAATGTCTTTAGTCCACCTTGCCAAATAAGAGCAAATTGGTCATCATCTAAGTTTGGTGTAGATGTGATAATCGCTTTACCACCTGTAGCAAGTGTAGGAGAGATAGAAGTCCAGAATTCTTTAGCAATCGTAGGTCTTACGAATGCAAATTCGTCTGCATAAAGCAATGAGATAGACAAACCACGCCCAGTGTTCTCTGTAGTAGCTTGTGCAATGATACGTGAACCATTGTCGAACTCAATAGATCCTTTGTTATATGATACAACTCCACATCTGATATGATCTGGACATAATTCATATGCATATCTAATTCTATGCATAATTTCTTGCGCACCTGAATATTTGTGTGCTGCAATAAGGATAGTTTGGTCAGGCACAAACATACCATACCATAACAAGTAGCCAGCTGCTGTGGTAGACTTACCCATCTGGCGTCCAAGCATTGAAATACTATAGCGATAATTGTGATATGAGTTTACTAACTCATCCTGATATGAATATGCTTTATATATCATACTACCTTTAGTAGGATGTTGGATTGTAAAATAATTGTTAAGAAAGTAATAAGGATCAAAGCAGTTACTAAATTCTAGTAACTGTGCATCTGAATATTCAGTCTTTGCATATGCTTTTTTTGTTAAATCTGCCATGTATCCCTCGTTAAGTTCTAAGTTAATTGTATTTATGCAAATTAAAAAGCGGCATTGCTGCCGCTTTCTTTGTTTTTGTTAATATCAATATAACACTAAAAACCATCATGGTTCACTAATGCTGAATACGCAAAGACGATATGAATTTTGCGCAAGTGTGTGTATTTGCGCAGCTCATAAAAAAGCAGGGCGTTAAAGCCCTGCTTTTATATTGTTTTATTTTACTGCATATCGTAATACGATATTATTCTCCAGAGAAAATATATACTGATCCTGCAGCATCAGATCCGTCGGTGCCTTGTTCTCTGTACACACCAACAACTAGGTGTGTATTATTGATTGACACTGAGTAACCAAAATTATCGCCTTGGGCATTGCCGACTGCATCTGGGTGATCTATAGTATCTACTAGTGATCCATCTGATAAGTCAAAGACGTATGCTTGGCCTGTTTGATCTACTCCATTAACGTCTTCACCTGGGGATCCTACAACTGCATATGAGTCATTAAGTGCCACCGCTCGCCCGAAGTAGGCAGATCGATTATTGGCAGAGTTTGCGTTCTCTAGTGTATACAGCAATGAATTATCTGATAAGTCAAAGATATATACCACACCCATGGAATTGTTTTCACCGTATGCCGAAATGATTGCATGTGTATCAGTCATTGCCAGTGCGTAGCCAAATTGGGTATTACCTGATGATCCAGGATCATCAAATGTATGCACTAATGATCCATCTGTTAGGTCATAAATATATGCTTTTCGTCTGGTATTATGAGCTTCACCTACAAGCATATATGAACCATTGATTGCTAATCCTGTCCCAAATTGTCCACTTTGATGACTACCATTGATTGTATACAGTAGCGAACCATCCGTTACATCATAGACGTACACACTACCTCCGTTATTTGCTAGTGTATCATCGTCACTGGCAGCAACTGCCGCATACGAGTCACTGATCGCTGATGTCCAACCAAAACTGTCCCAAAGGTGGGGATTCGGATTCGCAAGTGAGTATTTCAATGAACCGTCTGATAAGTCATAAATGTATGCTGCACCAACGTTATTAACGTTGGTGGCTTCCTCGTTATAGGCACCTACAATCGCATACGAGTCACTGATGCCTACAGACATACCAAAATTATCATAACTTCCGCCTCCAACCATACTTGGATTATCCAGTGTATATTTCACTGAACCGTCTGATAAGTTATAAATGTATGCCTTACCTGAGTCGTTAGCAGTAGGATCTAATTCATCAATTGCATGAGCACCGACAATCACATATGAATCGTTGACTGCGGTTGTTCTACCAAACTGCGCCCAACCCCCCGATGGCATTGGATTAGTAATTGAATGTTCTAATGTATTTGTTGAAAAGTCAGACATTGGTATAACAACAGGTTGCGATGAACCTCCGCTACCTGGAAGGATACCTGTTGGTGCAGATGTTACAACATCTGTGATTGCGCCCGTTGAACTCCAAATTCGATGTGTAGTTGTTGCATCTGTAATCGCACCCATATCTTGGTTGTCTACTACTGTATCAAATAACCCTTGTAAATCTGTATAGCCGCGAGTCGCAGATGTTGATCCTCCGGTTGATTTTCTATGCGTAGCGCCACGTGTAGGCAAATCTAATGAATTTTCAGTTATTGCACCAAAGTCTCCTAGTTCTGCCAAGTCAATTGACCTTCTTATTTGTATTTTTGGGCCAAATCTTGCGTTATTCCAAGTCGTGCCTCTGAATTTATTTGCCATGTGATAACTCCTATTTTGTTTTACAATACTATTTTATTTATTTATCAATATATACAAATAAAAAAGCGCCCCATTGGGACGCTCTTTAAGGGCTGCTCAGTCGGTAGAGCGTTTAATTAATCAACATTTAGATCAAAGTCTGCCATTAGTGCTTCATAGATGTCATCTTCATTCATTGAATACTCAAGTGGGTTATCACCTGCACTTGGCTTCAATCTTTTCTTTTGACGTGAAATAGAATTCGCTGTCTTCTTTGAATAATCATTTAAAGAAAGTTCATCATTTGCTGGTGTTGCTTGATATTCTGTTTCCATTTCTTCTTCAACTGCTTCTTCACAGCCACATGGCGATCCGCCACATCCGCAATCATCTGCTACTGGAGCAGGAGCTACTTGTGGCATACCTTGACCAGCAAGAGCAAGCATACGAACTAGTTCTTCTGGATACTCAGTGCTTGTGTTGGTTGTAGTAATCGCTTTACCGTTGTCTTCTGTTGTTGTTAGATTGAAATGCTTTTTCATTCTTCGTCTCCTGAAATAACTGAATCGCTTGCAGTATCTTCAGTAGTCATAACGTCACCTGCTTTATCACGTTTAGCTTTCACTGATAATGCATTTTCTACTTCTACTTTATCATGATCATCACGCTTTGATAGTGACTTTAAGAAGTTGTCAACGAAAGTACGACCATAATGTTTGCCATTATCTGATTCATCACCATACTCTGGCGTGTCTAGTAATGCTTTTTTGTCGCCGTCTTCTTCAACTTCTTCTGTTGGTTCCCAGCCTTCTGGATGTACAGCGATATGTGTAATATTCATTTCAAGTAAATCTGATAGTTGTTGACGTAGAATATCTGCTGACATTGGATAGCCAGTTGTAATATCTACTTTTGAAACTTTTGTATTTTCTACATCATCAAAGAACATTGGGTTCTTTGTAATTGGTGTTGTTGAAACGCTAGAGATAGTTCTTAGGTCATACTTGCCTAAGAAACGCTCAATACGATTAACATCATTGTCTTCTAGTTCTGATGCAAAACGTAGAGTCATCTTGTGTTCATTAACTGATTCTGTTAAATATTCTTTAAAACTTTTCATTGGTGTCTCCAATATATGTGCTATTCTTATTTATCAGAATCGTCAATTTTATCTTGGGCACGGTTCAGTCGTTTTAATAATTCATTACGATCTAATACTACCGAACCTTCAGATTCAATTTCATCATCAATTTTAGACTTTTTATCTTCTTTATCTTGTGCTAAATCAAGTTTTGCTTTTTGTAATTGTAGATTTAGCATCTTTAGCTTTCTATCTACTTTACTATCTTTAGCTTCCATTGCAGTCTTTAGCATTTGATTTGCTGTTTCCATTAGCTTTGCGCCTGCATGTACTTCTACATTCATCCCTAATGAAATCAATTCTTCGAATGTACTGATAGCTTTCTGATGAATATCATCCATGTCCTTGTCATGCTCATTTAGCCCTTGAACCAATGGAAGTGATGCATCAATCTTTTCCGTTGTGCTAATCTCAGTTGATAAGATTTCAGTTAAGTCTCTACTTTCTTCAATAGTAGGAGTTTCTTCAACTTTTTCTTCTTCTTCGATTGGGTTAATATTAAATGTTTCTTCTAATTTCTTTGTCATTTCTTCTTCCTCGGCGTTTTTGGCTTAGGCTTTTTAGTGTTCTGATAAATGTCGCCTTCATTGATAACTCTAAATCGCATGCCACGTTTATTTGCCCATTTTGTTGCTGCTTCCCACTTCGCATAGTTCACTACTACTTGTTGTGCTTCTCCGCGTTTTCGTGCAAGATCGGGTCTACTCTGTGCTGCAGGTTTAATCTCTATTAATTCTGCATGTTTCTTACCGCTACTATCTAAGTATGTCATAATAAAGTCTGGAACGTAAGATGTTAACTTACCAGTTATAGGATGCTTGTATGTAATTCTTACTGGTTCACTTGCCCATGCTAAGACATTAGGGTTGTTATCACAAAACTGCATGAAGGTTAATTCCCAGCTACTCCTAAATGTAGGAGCACCTGCCCCTGCATATTTGTCAGGGTTCATTACTTTATATTTACCTTGGTGATATTTACTCATTTAATAATAGCTCTTGCGATGTATTTATTAGGTTCAGATCCGGACGTTGTGCCAGTTTTATAACCAAATCGCAATGCGCTATTAATTAAGAATGAACCTAAATCGTTCAATTTGAATTCGTTTGATAGTTGATCTATCAAGTATGCTGGCGTAACGTTATATTGTTTCGCCACACGTATTATTTCACCTGCATGTTTCTTTGCACGTGATTCTGTGAAACCTTTTTTAACTAACTGAGCTACAATAATATCAATGTTCATTGTTAAAAATCCGGATACTTATTTTTGTTTATTTCATTTACACGTCTTTGTTGTGCCGCTTTTTTTCTACGTTCCTGGTCTGTAGCACCTAAAGTTCTGGGATCTGTATTGAGAAGTCGGTTATCTTCTTCTATTCGTGCATCACGTCTTGCTTTACCAGTATTATAATCTTTTAATTCCTGTCCAGACACTTCATTGCCCATTGCAATTCTAACTTCAGTTGCGGCAACTTGGTTTTCAGTCATTGACTGCCCAGGAATATATTTCTCGCCGCCTATTGTTACATAATTTTCGCTTTGTGTTTGTGTTACTGGTTGTGCAGGCCTAACATCAGGATCTTGTGTGCCAATAGACCTAGGCAGTGTATACAGGTCGGCTCCTTGCTGTTTAGTATCATCTGCGCCCGCTAGTGGATCAGTAGCTAGTGAAGTTGCCTGTTGTTCAGAGCTAATACCCAAATTCATCCAGTTTGGAATTGCTGCTTCAGTTTCCATAGCACCAAATACTACATTCTCTGGTTGTAGTGTTATGTCAATAACTCTGGCTTCGCTAACTGCGTAATCACTATTAGAAAATGTAATAGATGTAATTACTGGATTAACAAGAACAATGCGTTGTGCATGACCACCGTTCTTCTGATCGCCGAACCAGTGATAGATTGTAACAGATGAAAAACTTCTGAATGCATAATCTGCGTCTACTATTTTTCTACCAGAATTTGTAGTAGAATTTAATTCATTTGCAAGTCCGGTATCAACATTCATGTCTTGATTTTTAAAGTAGCGTTTATATAGTTCCTGTGCGAAACTCATTGTAGAGCCGTCTACTTTATCATATAGAGATACACTCACTTCTGGAAATTCAACACGTGTTGGTACATAAATGCGTCTACCGTACTTATCGATTGGTTGTGTTTGTGTTTGAATAGTAATCGGAGATACAGATTTAGCATACGCAGAATATTCTTCTGCATTTTTTCCATCTGTTGTCTTAAATTCTAAGAACCATTGATTGGTTAGCTTTGGAGCAGACGAAATTGCAGATCCTGGTTCCCCACCAAATCCGAATTTCTGTCTAGCTCCGCTGCTATCTCTGATTATATCAGCCATTATTTAAACCTTAGGTTACTATTATTCGCCTAGAGAACCACTGCCGATGCCGCCTGTGAACTGGTTAGTTACTGGCATAATGTTGTCATCTGTGAATACTGCGTTATCATACTGTAGAGTAAGCGAAATAGTTACTGGATCTGAAACTGAGTAATCTGACTGTGAATAATCTGTATTTGTTAGGAAACAGCCTTCTAACTGCCACTGTTCGATTGGTGCACCTGAGTTACCATCTAGTGTTTCAATTAGCATACCGAACTTATAATTTGAACCTGATGCTGGACCAGTTTGTTCTTTGTGGTTTAGCTGTGTCTGTAGTTGACGACCAACTAGCTTTGTTAGATTGTTTGCTACATCGTCGCGTAGTGTAACTGTTACTGGTTCCCATGTGTGCTTGCCCATCATGTACATACGTGAGTTGTATGAATCTACTGGGATTGACTCGTGTGAAACTTTTGGACGTGTTACATTCATTACCTGACGTGTAAACTCTTGTGGTGCTGGGTTTGTTGCACCACCGAAACCTGTTACTACAACACGAAAACGATAGTTTAGTTTTGGTTGTAGGATACCTGTGCCTGTACCTGTTGAATCTAGTGGTACACCGAATTTGTTTAGTGTTGACATTCTCTTATCTCCTGAAAATAGTTATAAACTATAGTGTTATACAAGTATTTATCTAATATGTACTAAATTAAAGTTGTAGTTAATAAAAAACCCCGCATAAAGCGGGGTTTCTTGTTTGTTTATTAAAGAACTATATTATAGTGCTTCGCCTGTGTTACGAATACGTAGTGGAATATAGATGAATTCAACTGATTTCGCTGGCTGAATTGCAACATCTACCCATAGTTCGTTTCTATCGATACGTGCTGGTGTGTTATTTGTTTCGTCACATACTACTAGGAAGTCGTATAGACCGCGATTAATAACAAGACCTGAACAGAAACGTTCTACTGCATCACGCATGTTATCACGTGTGATTTTATCATTCTGTTCGAATAAGAAACCACGTGATAGTTGGTCAAGATTGAAACGCATGTAGTTAATTAGACGTGCTACGTTAACACGGTCTGTTGCTGATGCATATGACTGAAGTGTTTTCTGACCATATACTACTAGACCTGTACCTGGCATGTCTGCAATTGGGTTCATTCTGTTCATGTATAGAACGTCACGTTGACCTTCTGTTAGACGTACACGTGAGAATTCGTTTTCGTCTGTTATATAACCTACTTGTGAAGCATTTGATACAACACCGCGTGTTAGACCTGCTGGCGCAAACCATGGGAATGACACTTGGTCTGAGAAAGCAAATGTGCGTAGTGCAACTGCTGATGCTGGGATTACAACATCGTTACCTGACAAGTCTGTTGATAGACCGTGTGGGTAATAAACACCTGCATATGCATCTGCTGGAAGATTTGAATCTGCCCATGCTTTCATTGATGTCGAGTCTGCCTTCAGTGTTAGCGGAGCATCACCAATTACGAATGCGATTTCTTTTTTATCTTTGTTAAGAGCAATCATTTCGTCCATTAGCTCTGGGTAACCAGGTGCTGCAATTAGATTAAAATATGTTGCTTCTGAACGAATACCATCGTTGCCTGCTACTGCTGCTTGCATTGCTTCTACAATCATACCACGTGTTGCTTCTGAGCCAAAACGACCTGAACCATCTAGGTTTAGACCTGATGCCCATACCCACTCGCCATTTTCCCAACGCTTAACGTTGTATGTTGAGTAGTCCATGTTTACTAACATGATGTTTTCTGGGTGTAGTTCTGCGTTTGGAGCATCTGCGTGTGATGTACGTGCATTTGCTGCGCCGTTTGCATCGAATGGTGCTTCGTTTGAGTAGTGACCGAATACAAGACCGTTCGTTGATGATTGGTCTGCATTGTCTAGTTTAACCCACTCTGAACCGTTCCAACGATATACTGTTGGGTATGGCATTGCATCGCCATCTACCCAGATATCACCAGCTACTAGTGCTGATGTACCGTCTTTACGCTTTGTTGGCATACCTGAACGTAGTTGCAGTTCTGCTTGGCTTAGACCGTTTGAGTCTTCTGACCATGCGTATGCTGTCCATTCCATTTCAGAACCATTGAATTCGTTGCGCAGAATTTCAATTTTTAGGTCTGCATCGAACCATAGTGTACCTTCAGCGATATCGCCTTTTGGTTGTTCTGCTGATGCTTCGTATGATAGGTCTTCCCATACTGATGCAGTATTTTCTGCTTCTGTGAAACCTAGATCAGTTTGACCTGATGTGAATGATAGTGATAGCCACTTGCCATCAGTTTTAGTGAAACGCACACGGTTGTTACCGATTTTTTCAACACGCACATTCGCATTGTTCAGTGTTGTGTCTGATTGCATTGTTGAGATTACGTTATCAAGCGTTGCGCCTGAGAATGAGAAACCTGAACCTGCTAGATTGAAAACTGTTGTGATTGATGAAGTGTCTGCAATTGCATCACTTGTTAGTACGTTTTCAGTTGCGCCACTATGACGGCGTAGTTGAATGATACCTAGTGATGAATCGTGATGTGTATATACATCACCTTCTGTAATTAAGTCTGCTAATGCTAGATCATCTGAACCATATGCTGGTGCTTCAACTGCTTGGAATAGACCTGATGCTGCATTGTATGCCGCTACTGCTAGGTCAAGACCGCCGCCCTGTTGAGTTAGACGAACATATGTGTCGCCTGATGCGCCTGTTGGTGCAAATTTAGCAAATGAGAAGTTAGGTGAACCAATGTCACCTAGTAGAACCCAGTTAACGCCCACTTTTGACCAATATGTGATACGTGCTGTTGATGTTACAACTGCAAAGTCACCTGTTGAACCAAATGTGTTTGTTGGTGATGCATAACCTGATGCATTAATGCTTTCTACATTACCCGTGCCTGGTTCATCATTTAAAATTACTGGGTTTGCTGCTACCCAATCTGTGCCATCATGTTTGAATAGACCAAATACTGATGAGTCTGTATCATGCCAATATGTGCCGCCTGTTAGCAAACCTGCCGGTTCATTTGATGATGCTTCTAATTGTGATAGATCCATGTCTGCACGAATAACATAAGCGTTGTTAGATACGCCTAGATATTGATATGCTGCTAAAAGACCATATTCACTTGTTTCTGATCCTTGCACAACTGAACCACCTACTTCATAAAACTTTGGTTCACCAAAAGTTTCAACTAGTTCTCGCTGTGAAGAAACAAGATACGCAACGCCAGCGTTAGCTGGGATTGTTCCGGCTGCGATTGCTGAGCCTGATGCGTCTGTTTTGTTTGCCGCTGTTGCTACTACAACTAACGGTAGGGTACCTTGGGTTGCTGCCGCGTACTGTGACTCGTCAACTACCATTACTGATACACCTGGGGATACTAATGTCGCCATCCTTGTTCTCCTTGTTTGAATATACGAATTGCTAGTAGTATTTATGAAAAAACGAGGATAATAGATGTTTTTGAATTAACTACGTAGACAATGTTTGCAATACTTAGCTATGGGAAATATAATTGATTAATTTACGAGTATTAAAAGCTAACTCAGATAGCCCACTATTATTATCAATAGTGAAGTCTGCCATCCACTGTTCTAAGCTCATACTGCTTTTATCTTCAGGAGGCAAGTGATCACTTCTATCTACCCAGATGCAATAATCAAATACGCCTGTATTTTTCATTGCAAAGAATTCACGCTTGTTGCGTAATCCACAATAGATATCGTATTCTTTAAACATTTCACGCCCTAATGTGGCCGCATCATTGAGATTATATTTACAGATTGCGTCATACCATTCTGAACGGTGAGAATGTCTATCTGCATAGCACTCTTCTTCATTAGAATAGTTGTATTTTGTTTTAAGCATATCATAGATAAAAAGTTTACTACAAAACTGACTACTACTTTCAAAGGTATAGCCATATTCGTCACACAATATTTCGCAAACAGTATCCTTACCATGTCTACCGTGACCTATTACTAGTAGTTTATGTTTTGTCATTTATAAAAGCCTTAGTACAACGTTATATAGGATAATAGTTACTATTGATCCGAGTAACATACTGTACCAGAAACCAACGTAACTTATCATTACCCCAAATATAACAAAAAACACTAAGGATGTCAAGACAAAATACACAGTTCCAAAAGAAAATTTAGAAAATGTTTCAACATCAACGCCCGCATACCACATGAATATCATTGCTAAGAAGGCGGTAAAAGGTATACCCATGAGCAATGAAGCCAGTGTCGCATTACGTTGTGCAACTGTGCTGACTGTAGCTACAAGTATACCTGATATTACTGCTTTTAATAAGAATTCCATATTCTTATTTATTGTATAATAACACGTAAATTAAGAAAAAGCGATGCGATAAATTGTAGCAGTTAGCCGATTACAAATCCTAATGGCGCTGAACCATCTTGATAATTCGTCAATTCAAATTCTAATTTTTCAATCAGTGCATCTGCTTCTGCTTTCATTTCTGCACCGTTAAGTGTCACGCCGCCCTGAGCGCCCGGAAGTGATGAAAACTTACCACGTGCTTCACCTAGCATACGCTTACAATATGCAAGTGCATAATCACGAATCCAAGACTTGATATAAGGGTCAATCATAAGTTGGTCTTCGTTACGTTCTAAGTGTACATGTACAAGAACAGTTGTATCGGCTCTCATTCTGCGTAGAAGTTTTAGTTTCTTTGTTACTGGATTCCAAATGTATTGAATATCTGTTGCCGCAACACGGTTAATTGTTTCTCTGTATTGAGCAAAAAAATCGTATGTTGAAGCGCCGCCAATATGATTATTTGTCATAAAATAAGAGTTAGCATATGCTAATTCAAATGGATCCATATCATTGCCACCAGAAATACCATTACCAAATGAACGATTCCAAATCTGTTTCACTTCAATGATTTCTTCAGGTAGTGAGTATTCTGAAACGTCTTCTTTTAGTTCAAGCGCATAGAAGTCTTCTTCTACTGAATTTTCTGAGCGTTGTCTAATTTTAGATACAGCTACATCAAGTGCCACATCATAGTGTTCAGGATCAAGTTCGATGTCAATCATACCATCGCCAAGCAATAGTCTAATTTCTTTAATCACATCATTTCTAATTTTATTACGGTTCTTAGGCATTGATAAATCTCCAATATACAGTATTTATCAAATATACCGGATATGGAAAACCCATACTATTATTAATAGTATGGGCTTAACATTAATTTAAAATTTTTACTTAAAAACCACGTGATGTTGGCAGGTCAACTACCATATATTTTTTCATATTATCATAATATGTATCTGTTGATCCATTCGTAGTATCTAGTAATTCAGTAGTAAGTGCCGCATATGATGTAATAGACGTTTTTTCCATTACATATTCAACATTGTGGTTTGTAATAGCCCAATCTCTGAATTCTTGAACTACAGAAAGGTATGTGTTATAATTACGCTCGTTTGCAAATTCTAGTGTAATAGCCTGCACATCATCAACTTGATTATGAACTGCAATGTCTAAAAATACAGTTTCTTTTGCAATTTTAGATTTTTTAGAATTTGTTTCTGCAATGTGTTGGTCTAGAAGGTCGCGCTGTGCGCCGATTGAAGTTTCGGCCGCAAAGTTTGGAACTTTAATTTCCATATAGTAAAATACTCTATTTGATTGTGACATTATTTTGTGTCTCCCGGGAATAATGAGTTAAGGTAGACCGTCGCCTACATAGTATTTATCAAAAAACCTTCAAAATCAAAGTCTGTTCATTGAAGCGGCCATTCATTTTAGTCTCTACACTGTTTACACTATCAAATTCTTTTTGCAAAGATCGCTTACTAACTTTCTTAAACTTAGATACTTGTTCTGCTGGTTTGCGCATTGTCTTTTGTACACTCTTGTTTTCATCAAATCCAGTTAATGTTGTGCCTTTGAACGAAAGACTACTATGAGCATCCGGATAGTAGATACCAAGTTTACGTGTCTTGATATTATAAGTCATAATCGCTGATGCATCTAAACAATCAATTGGCTTAATAGACACACTTGTAGTTGCTTGGTCCTGCTTTGCATATTTAACTTTAGCAACAATCTTGTCTTTACTAACTGCTTTCTTTTTACGAGGAGTACGATTTGCTTTACTCTCTAGTACAATCGCATCACACGCATCAAGAATATTACTGTATAAAGCATGTGCGGCTTTAAGTTCTGCTTTCTTTAAGTGTGCGTAGCCTTCTTTGAGTTGTTCGTAATCATCCTTCTTTGCTTCGTTCATACGCTTTGGTGGATTAAGAAGTTCATCAAACTCTGCAAATTCTGGTTCATAGAATGATTTGATTGCTTTAGCGTGATTACCTTTAGCTTCTACTTTTCTCAGGAGTTTAAGTGGATCAAACTTTTTAAGTGTAGCAGGCTTATAATCAAAATCATCTACGAAGTTGTCGATTTCTTCTGCCATTTCTGCTGCTTTATCACGTAGCAATTGTTGAATGCTGAGGCGTGGGAGATCCTTCTTCTTCTCTTCGACTTTCTTTTCGTGCTTAATAGTTGCACCACGTTCAATAATTTCTATAAGTTTTTCTTTCACATAAACGTCTGCATCTTTCATGCATGTTGATGCTACTCCCGGAAGAGTTTCAAGGTGTGCTGCAACACCGTTGTGATTAGTCGGCATTCCTTTAGTCAGTGAACGACAATAACCCGATACTGACATAGGTATCCAACTATCTGGTACTGCTTTAACTGCTGCCATATCAGTGTTTGTATATCCATTATTTTTCATCCAAGTGATAACCCAAGGTTTACCATCTTTTTGAGTATAAAAATAATTATAATAAAAGCCTACACGGCATCTCTCTCGGTAATATTCTTCGCCGGTCATATCTTCTGCATATGTCCAGTCTGGCTCTGGGCCTGTATATTTTTCATCTACAAATCTAGGGGTGCGAGGCTTACTTGCTTTTTTAGTAACTTTCACTCTCGACATTTTTCGTTTAGTTGCCACTGTCATGGGTCCTCCTTCATTTGCTATTTAACTATATAATACATTGTTTATAGGAAATGTCAAGTTTTTTTACTTTTTAATAAAATCTGTGTTTCCATCAAGCTCTTGCACTCTTGGAATAATATCAGTTTTTAAAGCGTTTATTAACAATGCACTACGAAATTCACTTGATCCGTTAGGCATTGTACTATGTAATGTGCGACTATCATACAGCAAAACATCACCAGGATTTGAAAGAAATTGCATACCTTCTGACAATAATCTGTCATTGTAATGCTCTCGATTCGTTTCTAAATCTTTATAATCGATTCGTTCTGCATTCGATCCAGGGAGTAACGCTGTTGCACCATTCTCTATTGTGAATACATCTAGTGGAATAATAATTTGTACACCAAGCACTTCATCGCTATCTGCGAATTCATCAAAACGATACGGCATATCAATATGTGCATACACTTTACTTGATCCAGGTCGAGTAGTGATACAGTCAACAACATGAATAGACCAATTCTCATGTCCAAACATATGTGTTACCTTGCCATATAATTGAGCAACAAGTGGCATCCACATTTCTTTTGGTGGCTGAGTAGTCCACCACACATCATACTCTCGCTCACCGTCGTGTTCTCCGTAATAATTGCCGTCTACTGCATTGCCACGATGATATCTTTCTGGGTTGGTTGCCCACATCTTAAATTGTGAGATTACTGTATCAGCAATAATACCACGTGAAATTAATGTTCCGTCATTCATAATGATTCTCTCCATACGTTATCTTAACTATATGATAAATACAGTAATAAGTCAAGGAAAAAAGCAATGCCAAGATTAAGTTTATGGAACCCTCGTAAGGGTAATGACTACAAGTTCATTGATAAGATGGTGAAAGCACACTTCGATCATGGCGGTACGTCATTACTTGTACACAAATATATCGGCTCAGTTGATGAGAACGATCCTAACTATGATCCAGCTAATCCACCAATTCAGGATTTGCTGTTCATGGAGAATCGTGATAGAAAATATGAAACAACTTTGTATGATTTACGTGGTGCGTATACAATAAGTGACCAAGACTTTGATTTGTCACAGTTCGGTATGTTCTTAGGGTCAGACCAGAATGTATTCACAGTACATCTAAATCAGATGGTAGAACAGATGGGTCGAAAACTTATGACAGGTGATGTTATTGAGCTTCCTCATATGAGGGATGACTTACTACTTGATGAAGATGCGGCTGCCGTTAATCAATATTGGGTTGTACAAGAAGGTTCAAAAGCAAGCGAAGGCTTTGATCCAGGATGGTGGCCACATATTTGGCGTGTTCGTTGTAAGCAACTTCAAGACTCACAGGAGTATTCTGATATATTCGGCACCGGCGAAGAAGCTGATGATTTAAAGAATTTGCTTTCAACATATAACACTGAGTTGCAAATTAACGATGCTATCGTAGACGAAGCACAACAGAATGTTCCTGGAAAGTATTATGATTATAGAAAGAATAATCTTGAGTATGCAGTTCAAGGAGACCACCCAGACGATATCGATTACGCAACTGTAGCAAGTGGTAGTAGCTTTCCACAAGAACCAGATGACAATTCTTACTTCTTGAGAGTGGATTATAAACCAGCAAGACTATTTCAATATCGTGATAACAAATGGTTCAAAATTGAAGACGATGACGGAGCATGGGAAGTTGGGCACAGATTGCATCATCAATTCATTAACAACGATGGCGTATCGATACTTGATGACGGAACAACGATAAATTCACGTGTAAATCTGTCAAAAGCAGTTAGACCGAAGGTAGATGAATAATGAGTGACACAAGACAAATGCATTTTTACGATGAACAAATTAGAAGATATATTCTTCAGTTCGTTCGTATGTTTAGTGGCTTCTCTGTAAAGACAGGCAAGAAAATGAATGATGGCATAAGCGATTACTATATGCGTGTACCAGCAAGATACGGTGATGTGTCTCGTATGGCAGCTACGATTGTCAAGGGAAATTCAGAGAACATTGTTAACTCAACTCCATTTATTGCATGTTGGGTTCAGAGTTTTCAACCAGATAGAGCAAGAGTACAAGATCCTTTATTCACAGATTCAGTAGGCGTAAATGAAAGACGTTGGGATCCAGAAACAAGCAAGTATACAAACGAACAGGGTAACAAATATTCTGTAGGCAGATTGATGCCAGTGCCATACTTATTGAACATGCAAGTAGATGTATGGACTTCTAATACCGATCAGAAGCTACAACTACTAGAGCAAATGCTAGTGTTATTCAATCCGGCACTTGAAATACAACAGAATGATAACCCGATTGATTGGACTACGATTACAACAGTTGAGCTTACAGACATTCAATGGACAAGTCGTGGTATTCCTGCAGGTATTGAGGATCAGATTGATATCGCAAGTTTATTCTTCCAAATACCAGTTTGGATTAATCCTCCTGCTCAAGTTACAAAACAAAATGTTATTAGAAATATCATTCATAACATATATAACTATTCTGATTTAGATACACTTGACTACGATCCTAACGCATTTGAATTCTTTTCTGATTTACAAAAAGATAATTCAGTTATCGTTACTCCAGGAAACTATGCAGTAAATGTTTATAAAGAAGACGATGCTATTCTAATCAAAGCATTAGAGAATGGCAATTGGGATAATGGTATTGAATGGGATACAGTATTATCTAACTATGGAACACTACACGATGGTGTTTCAAGAATACGTCTTAAATATCATGGCGAACTAGAAGATTTAAACGCTGACGTAATAGGCTCTGTATCACGCACAGAAGACCCTACAGCACTCCTGTTCAACTTAGATAGTGATACACTACCAAACAACACTATAACTAGCGTAGATAGAGTGATTAATCCAAGTACTGTTAGACCAGGATTTAATAGCTTCCCAACTGAATCAGTTGGACAACGATATCTATGCTTGGGTTCTGCATCATCTGATTCAGTATGGGGAATAGTCATTGAAGAAAATGATATCATTGAGTACAACGGTTCCTCATGGGTTATTAGTTTCGATGCAAGTGAGTTTGATCTAAGAGCATATGTTACAAACACATATACTATGCAACAATTTAAATTTGAAGATGGAAATTGGAGTGATACATATCAAGGTATCTACGAAGGTGGTTATTGGAGACTTGAACTAATCAGCGAAAGTGAAACTGATGATTAAAGCCGCAGGCGGTTGCATTATAGCAAAAGATACAAAAAGAATACTATTACAACAACGTTCGGCTTCCGGATCATATGCGAGACATTGGGGCTTTTGGGGAGGCAAAGTAGAGGAAGATGAAAATGTTTCCCAAGCACTATTACGAGAGTTGCGAGAAGAAATAGATTTAGATATTGAAAATAAAGTAAATAAAATATATCCATTAGATCAATATCATTCCAGAGACAAAACGTTTAGTTATTACACATTCGTTATAATTGTAGATACAGAATTTCTACCAAAGTTAAATACAGAAAGCGGAGGTTATGCTTGGATTGATAGTGGTCACTTCCCAAAACCTATGCACCCAGGTACTAGGGACACACTATTCAAAAAGAATAAATTAAAGCAGATTAAAAATATTATTTTATCGCTATAAATACTAGTAGAGGAAATAGTTCTTGGGAGGTAGCATGTGTCAAAAGACATTATTGATTTCAAAAAACAAAAGTTTATTCGTGACTGCAAAGAATACCTAAAAACAGGTGTTATTGCGGATAGCCTTCGTATTGGTATCAATAACACAACTCCTGGACACTTGGAATATCTCAAATCTGGATTAACAGTAGACGAGAAAAAAGTAATTGATACTGCGATAGAGCGTATCAAAAAGAAATATGTGCGAGACATAACAAATAATCGCCAAAAGATGAATATGGTTGCTATGGCGGCGCTTGAAAATCTAAGCACGATAGATAAAAGATTTGAAATTAAAGAAGTTATGGAAAGATACAGAGAAAGTATTAATCCAATAAAAGCACTATACTATGACTTACAAGAAATTATGTTTCTTTATGATGGCAAGGCAAAGAAAGACCATCATAAATTTTTAATAGAAAAGTTTAACACTAGTGAAAGTTTCGAAGAAATATTACTTGCTGTTGACCGAGACATAGAAGACTTGCGTAAATGCAAAGACCATCTTAGAAATATACGTGATGAATACAGTTTGCCGGGTACGAGTGAGTACAGTAGACGTGTTATTGATTTACATAATGAAATGGAACAGTGGAAAAAGCTATTCGAAAAATTCCCAGAATGGGTAGTTGATAATAAGTCAGACGAACAAAAATCTTGGTTATGTAATACATTAAATAATTTCTTTAATCGGGAAGATTAAGTAATTCATCAAACATAATTTCTAATTGAGCTTTATCAAATTTGATAAACGTATCTGCGTCTAATAACTTTTGAAATTCTTCTAGTGTGTCACATTCAAATACAACACATGGCGCTTGTTTCATTCCTGTCTTCAATGCAACAACTGCACTATGATGACCATCCCAAACAATATATTCTCCGTTGAATAACGCAACACAAGTTGGATGATGTACGCCCGGATGGAAGCCATCAATGATATCATTGGCATGTGTAGGATCGAAACTTTCACGTTGCTTATCTGTTATTTTCAATTTATCAAAATCAACATATTGTAATGAATGTTTTTTGTTTAAGACATTGGGCTTTTCAGCTATATCATACCTAGCAATGTTATCTAAGAATGATTCAGTTTTAAGTTCTACAGTTTTTCTATTGTTATAATATCTTATTTCCATAAACATATTTATAAACAAAAAAAGGGAGCGTTGCCGCTCCCTTTCTCTGAGTGTTTCTGATAAGAATTACTTACCTACTTTTACTTCTACGAAACCGTCTACTGCATCTGCAATAGCGATACCTACGTATGCTGTCATACGTGGGTCTGCGTCTTCGTTTGTCCAAGCTGTTGCTGTACCTGCAACGTCAGAAGCAACAAGAATGTCACCTTTCTTAACGTCACCAGTTACTTTCACTGGAACACGACCTTGTAGAGCAATGAATGGGTGTGTTTCATTGTTACCTGCTTCTGCATTCATAGCAACCGCTGGGCGTAGTGATACTACACCTGCAAGTGAACGCTGTGCGAATGATGATGAAGCTGTTACTTCTGCTTCGCCACCAAATACTACAACTGTACCTTCTGCGTATGGAGCATCTGCTGCATAACGTTCTGCAAGGTCAGCATACTTAGCGTATGTTGCTGTACCGTTGAACGCTGTTGCTGTTACGTTTGCAAATGTTGGTGAATCAGTTGTACGAACATGCTGATTCATTGTATCTGCATAGCCGTTATCTGTCCAACGACCATCTAGATCAACTGTTACGTTACCATTTGTACGTGATAGTGTTAGAACACCATTTGAAGTACTGAATGAAGCGCCAGTTAGATAGTTGTCTGAGTTAGCATCTGAAACTGTTACTGATTCTGATGTACCGTCACCTTTGTGAATAGTTATAGTATCATTTGAAACTGTAATTGCATCTGTTGCACGTAGTGCTTGTGATGATGTTTTAGCAACTTTTGCAGCAATGTTAGTAGCTGTTGTAGATGCAAAGTTTGCATCATCGCCTAGCGCCGCAGCTAGTTCGTTAAGTGTGTTTAGCGTACCTGGTGCTGAGTCTGATAGGTTTGCAATTGCTGTATCAACATATGAGCGTGTAGCTGTATATGATTCGTTGATTGAGATTGAGTTACCCGAATCTGAGAATGTTAGACCAGTTGAAGCCATACCACCTGCAAGATCACGGAATACTTCTTGTGCTGTTGAGCCAAGTGACATACCATTGTTAATGTATAAGTGACCGTCAACATCAACACGTGATGTTGATGAACCATTCCACCATGATGTTGAACTTGAACGACCAAGTGTTACATCTTTTGTGAACGCTGTATCTTTTGTGATCCAGTTATCGAAAAGTTCGTCTGAATCGTCGTCAACATCTGCGTCACCATCAATAGTTGTGATTTGGTTTGCTAGAATTGAAACGTTACGTTCTAGGTCAGCCATACGGCGAAGATTTGATTTTGATGCGCCAAATACGATATCGTCTGCGCCAATATCTGCATCTGAAAGAACCGGTTCCATCTCACCTTTTGTGTTAACTTTAAACTTATAGTTCTTATAGTCATCATCTGATGTTGATGATAGTGATGTGATATTGTTCCACTTACCATCGTTTGTTTTAAGAGAATCTGCCGCAGCTTTCTTTTCTTTCCATAGGTCTTTAAGTGATTTACTTGTACCACCAATTTTAAACTTACGTGACATTTTTTGTCTCCTTAATGAGTTTTCTAATACGAAGGGACCTCTCGTCCCCAGTGTTTACAATGTAAACTGTTGGGGGGAATGTTCAAACCCCCCAACATTGATTAGATTATAGTTTAAAACCTACTACTTCAAGTTCGTCATCTTCTGCAAGAATGCCTGTTGAAATTGTTAGGTTGTTTGTTGAGTTAGCATTAGCTGTGAATTCACCTGGACGTAGAAGTTGACGGTTTAGATACACTGCATAGTGATCCGCGCCTGCAAGTTCTGAGAATGTGAATGACACTGAACCAGATGCGTTAGATGTTGCTACTGCTGCTGATACTACTTGTTCTGCTGAGTGGAAGTGCGTTAGTGCTGATTCTACTGCCGCTACCGCTCTTGCATCTGTGAAGTACTGGTTTGAACCTTCTGATAGATCAGATGTTGACTTGTTAGCCAGACTTAGGTTTGAACCAGTTGCATTAGCAACTAGATTTGTTGCTGATGTGATAGCGTCTGCTTCTGCTTGGTCTGCGTATGCTTTAGCGTCTACTAGTGCTTTAGCTACAGAACCTGTACCAGTACCTTCAATAACATCTAAACGACCGCCTAGTGCTGTATCTGCTGAATCAACATACTCTTTGGTTGCTGCATCTTTTGTATCTGTTGGTGTGCCAACATATTTGATTTGAGAATTTCCTAGACTCATATGACCACTATTTAGATTAAATCTCGCATTTTTAGTACCTGTTGAGATTATGAAATCATTGTTTGGATCAATTTGTGTGAAGTAAGTTGCTCGAATTGCAGCGCCGATAGCTGAACCGCCAGCTTCCGTAACTGTAATGATATCTCGTGAGGTGTTTTGAAAATCTTTGTAAGATATAGCTTTAGTTGCGTCAAGATTAATGTTACCATCGTATGCCTCTAGATATGTTTTAACATCACTGTCACCATATTCACCAGCTGCTATTACTGAGTCAACATATGATTTGTTTGCAGCATCTGTTGCATTTGTTGGTGTTGATACATTTGAGATTTTGCTGTTGCTTACATTAACAACGCCACCCGCATTTGGTTCTAGTTTAACATCGTCACCACCAGTTGAATAACCCGGTTTGATTACGTCTGGAAAGAACTCTGCATGAATTGTACCAGTACCAGTCTGCCCTTTTATTTCAACAAGTTTGTAAGATCCATGTTCTGCTGCTGCACTTGGCCACATAATAGATTCTGTTAAAATAAGGTGTTGACCATTTACCTGGTTGAAAGGGTCTGCCCACGTACCAACTGTGGCGCTGGCGTCAGATCGTCTTATATTGTCAAAAAATGTTTGGTTATTAGCAAGATAATCTACTAAATCACTGTCACTGTATGCGCCAGCTGCTACTACTGAATCAACATATGATTTGTTTGCTGCATGTGTTGAAATTGTTGGTGCACTATTTACTACAACATCATTGAAGTAACCTTTGCTCCATGGGGCGTTGCTGTTACCCAACGTGATCGAATTAATGTTACCACCTGCAGGGCTAAAACTTACAAACGATTCACTAACGCCACCTGCATGGACATTATACGGTACAGAATTTACTACCGTCAGAATTTGTCCGCTGTTGTTGATCGTGATCCTAGTATTACCAGAATCATCAGTAATACTATCTGATGAAAGGTTATTAACTGTATTATTAAGATTACCAATTGCTGAATCAACATATGCTTCCATAGCTAATTGACGTGTTGTTGTATAGAAACGATTCGCTGTGCCTTCTGATAGATCATCAGAATCATGGTTTGCAATCGACGAAACTGTACCAGTTACATCACCAGTTAGATTACCGATAAATGTAGCCGCTTTAAAGTCTTCTGAACCTACTGACCAACGATCATTTGTTTCGTCCCATAGTAGTTGAACGTTTAGATCATCGCCGCGTTCTACTTCGATACCACCTGATTGTGACGCATTACCTAAAGTATTTGAATTTAGTAGAAGAATGTTATCTGCTAGTTCAATTGTTTCTGAGTTAACTGTTGTCACTGTGCCTGTTACTGTTAGTGAACCACCAACTGTAACATCGCCTGAGAAGTTACCTGTTGTTGCATCAACTGCAAGTGAACCACCTGACAGACCTGAAGAAATTGCATTGTCAACATATGTTTTGTTTGTTGCATCTGTGCCTTCAACCGGAGCTGAAATGTTTTTGATACGATTTGAACTCATATCTAGGTGATCGCCGAATGTGATATCACCTGTGATAGCGTTAATTTCACCATCTAGTTGCAACGAACCAGCTGAGAATTGTAGAGTACCAGTTGCACCTGGAACAACTAATTTTAGTGTTTCGTTTGCATCTGTTGTAAAGTTGATTGACCCATTGTTGTCTTCGATAACTTTCTTACCGTTAACATATAGTGAACCTGGACCAACGTAAATATCTCTCCACATCATTGTAGGCGAACCTAAATCATATGTGATATTTGCTGATGGAATGATGTGACCTGTCATATCTAGGTCACCTGTAATTGATACATCATCTGTGAATGATGCTGTTGAAGTTACTGCTAGTGTTCCGCCAATATTTACATTTGATGTAAATGAACCTGATGAAGCACTTGATGCAGCACCTTCACGTGCTAGTGGAAAACCACCTGTTGTTGAGCCGTCGTGTACGACAAGAGTTTTCTTGTCTGTATCAACTGTAACCTCACCCAGAAGACCTGTGAAAGAGTTATGTTGAGTAGTAGTACCACGTCGGAATTGGATTGCATATGCAGCCATATTTATTCTCCCGTCTATATATAAATCGATTTGTTATAGACAACACTGGAATAGGGGATCAGCATTATCTAATAGTATTTATCAAAAATACTATTTCAGTTTAATTATTAGTTTATATTAATTGTTTTTCTGAATGTCCGACATCGATAATAAATTTTCTCTGTGTCGCCATTCTTTTATAGCTCTTTTTCCGTCGAAAAAAGCGGAAACCATCGGGTTACCATTATTATGTATGAAATACAAGGGCGCAACAATTAAGTTACGCCCTTGATTAGTTTTATATTAATTATTCTGGCTTAGTAGGCCATGTTACATCGTGTGGGAATTCAGGCTGTGCTGGTACATCCCTTAAAAGCTGACGATAGTTTGCCCATATAGCTTGATCTACAGGAGCATCAGCAACCTGTGTCCAGTCAGAAGATGACAAAAGTGCATCACGGTTAGAACGAGCCTCTATGGCTGGGTCTACTGGTTCTGGTTCTGGTTCTAACTCAGGTGTTGGAAAATCCTCTACAGACCATGCAGCGCCATCCCATCGTGCAAACTGGCCCTCTGCTGTTGCAGGTGGTTCAATCTCGACACAGCCTGCTGGAATAAGTATGTTGCTTTCATCCATTGGGTCGGTGTCTGCTGTTGTGATGCCTACAAAGACACCATCGATGTCGGTTTGATATACGTTCATATTTGTTTCTCCTTAATGGTTTGATATACGTTCATATCTGTGTCTCCTTAATATTTGATACAGGCAAGTAATGCTACGTTTCGTGGGCGAGTTTCTGAACCACCTGTTGAGGATGTGGACCTTGTAGTAGGGGCTTGCAGTCCAGACCACGGGCCACCAGCGAATCCAGCGGAGCTACCGGAGGCGTAGATTGTGTGAGAGTGACTCTTAAACTCATCCGCTTGATAGCTACCAAAGCTACGACCACTGTCAACACCACGACTGTCATCCCAACCACGCAAGAACTCGCCACGAAGGTCAGGCACGTTAAACGAACCGCCAGAACCACCGAATGTGTAACCGATAACTGAGAACAGTGCCGAGTAAGTGCTTGTGCTTAGACTTGCACCATTAGCTTTGATAAAGCCTGATGGGGGCGTGTTAGATGTATGATATATAATTGCTCCGGCTGGTGCAGCACCGTCGGAACCAGATGGACCTGTTGGACCTTGTGGACCTGTTGGACCTTGTGGTCCTGTTGCACCTGTTGAACCAGTAGCACCATCATCACCTGCAGGTCCTTGTGGACCTGTTGGACCTGTTGGACCTGTTGCACCATCGGCGCCTGCTGGACCTGTTGCACCAGTAGCACCAGTATCACCAGTATCACCTTTAAGTCCTTGTGGACCTGTTGCACCAGTAGCACCATCATCACCTGCAGGTCCTTGTGGACCTGTTGGGCCTTGGTCACCAGTATCACCTTTAAGTCCTTGTGGACCTGTTGGACCTGGATTAGCTGCAATTGAGCTATCCACGTATGCAGTAGTTGCTTTTGTTGCCAATTCATTTGTTACTGTAGCAGAGAAGTTAGCATCATCACCCAGTGCTGCTGCTAGTTCATTTAGAGTATCTAGAGCTTCTGGTGATGAATCAACTAAACCAGCTACTGCTGAATCAACATATGCTTTGTTTGCTGCATGTGTTGGTTCTGTTGGTGTTGACGAAATAGTAACATCTGAGTTAAATGTTGCTGTATTGCCTACTGTCATATCTGCGCCGATTTGCAGTGTTGCAGTTGAAGCATCAATGTCAAACAAGACTTCTGGAACAGCAGCCTTGAATACGTATACTCTACCGGCTTCAGTTGTTGTTGCATCAGCTTCATGTGATGCTGTAACCACTACATAATCACCTTTAATTGTTGCTTTTATACCAAATTGATCGGCCTGTGCTGTGCCATATGCGTTTGGATTATCAAGTGTTTTTACTAATGATCCATCAGATACGTTAAAGATATGTGCTTGTCCTGAATAACCGAGACCTGAGGCAGTATCGTCGCTGTTGTGTTGGCCTACAACGAAATGAGAACCATCAGCATCAATCCAGTCGCCAAACCATTGGGTTGAGGTTGGACTTGTTAATGAATATGCTAGTGATCCATCTGCTACGTTAAACACATATACTTTGCCGGCATTGTTGGCTTCATGTCGTGCACCAACAATGATATGAGTATCTGTTGCTACCATAGAGTGGGTGAACAGGTCGCCGCCAAAATATTCGAAGCCATCTTCATCTGGGTTATCGATTTGGTACTCAAAGGCCATAGTTGATCTATTGTACACTTTTACATAACCCGTGTATGATGAAGTTTTTGCAGAAATAGCTATATGAGATGGTGTCATTGCTACACATTGTCCAAAGTTTTGGTCGGACTCAGAGAATGTGTAATCAACTTGACCAGTTGCAAGGTTAATTAAATGTGCTTTTTTAACCTGATAATCACCAACAAGTACGTGTGTATCATCAATTGCTATTGCTGTGTCACTCTTGCCAAAACTGGTGCTGACGTTGGGTACAGGGTTTGCTACTGTATGCTTTAATGTAAAATCTGAAGTGTCATAAATGTATATAAAGCCTTGATTATGCTGTGCGCCTACAACTGCATATGAATTATTCATTGCAACTACCTTGCCAAATTCAGCACCTTCTACAGGTGAAGATAGTTCTAATGTATGCGCTAGTGACATATCAGATAAGTTATAAACATGTACAGCGCCAGTATTAGTTAAACCAGGTTTGTCTTCACGGGTTGCAGTAACAAGCATATGTGTATCGTTTAGTGCGGTACCACCGGCGCCCAAAACTCCTCCAAATTTATCTTTACCGCTTACGGTATTGAGGTTTGGATTTTCTAATGTATGTGCTAGTGTAGTTCCCACAAAACCAGTTGGTCCGGTTGATGCTTCTTTGATTTCGAATGATGTAACTTCTCCTGATGATAGGTAATCTGCTACATCACTGTCACTGTATGAACCAGCTGCTACTGATGCTGATAATGTTGAAATTTCTGAATCAACATATGCAGTAGTTGCTTTTGTTGCCAATTCATTTGTTACTGTAGCAGAGAAGTTAGCATCATCGCCTAATGCTGCTGCTAGTTCATTTAGAGTATCTAGAGCTTCTGGTGATGAATCAACTAGACCAGCTACTGCCGAATCAACATATGCTTTGTTCGTTGCATGTGTTGGTTCTGTTGGTGTTGACGAAATAGTAACATCTGAGTTAAATGTTGCTGTTTTGCCCACTGTCATATCTGCGCCGATTTGCAGTGTTGATGTTGAAGCATCAACATCAAACAACGTTGCTGGCGGTGCAGGAGCTTTGAAAACGTATACTCTGCCAGTATCATCTGCTGACGAACTATCTTCTCTTAGAGCAGATATAGCTACATTATTTCCTTTAATTGCTACCGAATGGCCGTAGATATCACCGTATGTGCCTCCGTATGCGTTTGGATTATCAAGTGTTTTTACTAGTGATCCATTATTAGACAAGTCGAAGATAGATACTTTCTCATTGCCGTCATTACTGTAAGCAAGCAAGTTCGAACCATCAATATCCATTTTCCGACCAAAATCGTGGCTGTTTGGGTTATTTGGGTTATCTGGGTTATCGATTGCGTAATCCAATGACCCATCTGCTATGTTAAACCTGTATATTCTACCAGCGCGATATCCCCCGCCATTTGCAACAAAGGCATGGGCACTTACAACTACGTGGGTTTCTGTCATTTTCACGTTTGCGCCAAAATAGTCAGCGGTATTTCCGTTTGGATTACTGATTGAGTACATGAATGATAAGTCTGCTCGATTGTACACGTGTACTTGCTTTTCGGTGTCATTTCGTTCATCTGAAACAGCGATATATGATGATGACATTGCTACTGAAGAACCAAAATTGTCTATGGTAGAAGAAATTGTACCATCAATTTGTCCAGTTTCAAGGTCATATATATATACTTTTCTGACGCTTTTATTACCAACAAGTGCGTGTGTGGCATCAATTGCTAATGAAGAACCAAAATAGTTCCAATCAGCGCCATTATATAGATAGTAATCATCCTTAGGATGATCTGGAGCTAGTATACTATGCTTTAATGAAAAATCTGAAGTATCATATATGTATACAGCACCGTTCGGATAATGACTATATGTGTTGTCAGTTGCCCATCTGGCAGCAACAATCGCATATGAATTACTCATTGCGACGCAGGAGCCATACATGGCGCCTCCAATATTTGGATTGGTTGCTACACTAAACGCATTTGGATTTTCTAATGTATGTGCTAGTGACCCATCAGATAAGTTATAAACATATGTAATGCCATGCTGGGTTCTAGGTCCGTTTTCTTCATCTTCTTCGTATGCACCAACAATCATATGTGTATCATTTAGTGCTACAGAATAACCATACTCATCTTGCAAAGATCCGCCGTCAAAGTTTGGATTTTCTAATGTATGTGCTAGTGCTGATGCTGCAAAACCAGTTGGACCAGTTGATGCTTCTTTAACTTCAATTGATGTAACTGTTCCTGATGATAGGTAATCTGCTACATCACTGTCACTGTATCCACCAGCTGCTACTGATGCTGATAGTGTTGTGATTTCTGAATCAACATATGCTTTGTTTGCAGCATCTGTTGCATCTGTTGGTGTTGATAAATTCGTAATTCTACCAACGTCTAGATCACCTGCAATAGCAACACCTGTACCAATTTGTAGTGGTGTTACGGATCGTAAACTTTCAATTGATCCTTGATCAATAGTATATCTTGACAGTGCTAAATATGCTGTACCACTTGGTCGTTCATCTACATACTGAGCAAAGAACAAGTATTCATTAGACAAACGCACCTCCGCCCATATTTCTATTGACGAAAGTACAAGCATACCATCTGGTGTTGGTGAGCTTGGAAGTTCATACTCATTTTCCAAGTTCCAATATCTCAGATATTTCGTACTGCCATCTCCTGTGGTTGTAAAGAGTCTATTTGGTGTAATTTGAAAATTAACATAACTACCGTTGTTCCCCTCAAAACCCGACATTTCGCTGTTGTATGTTGCAGTTGTAATATCACACGGAGTTAACAGATTTAGTTTTATTATCATTCTGTCAGAGGTGCCGCCGCGGGCAATACATCCGAAAAAGTACTTTCCATCTTCACTTATTTCAAGGTCCTTCCATTGAGCGTTAAAAGGATATTGTGAATTGACTTCGTTTGCTAATCGATCTCCTCCAAAGTCTCCCCCTATTGTTAACTGTTTTGGAGTGCCTGCACTGGTTAAATCATGAGCTATTGATAGCGGAATCTGCATGATGATAAATCCTGCTCCTGCAATACCTGGCAAGCCGTAATAAAGGTTTAAACCATCACTACTTACTGCAAGTGAATAGGAGGCGTTGCCATGGACGTGAGTTGATTGTTCGTCACCTAAAGTAGATTGGTCCCATGGCGTTGATGTATAAAATCTATAAATTCTATTACTATTCTGATTTAATTGATAATAATAGTGGCCAGTTGAATCCCAATGAAAACCGTGATTAGTTAATCCTGATCCAATTTTCTCAGCACCAGTTAGATTTGAGAATGTTGAAGGAATTTGTCCTGCTGTGTATGTAAATTCTCCTGATGATAGGTAATCTGCTACATCACTGTCACTGTATCCACCAGATGCTACTGATGCTGATAGTGTTGTGATTTCTGAATCAACATATGCAGTAGTTGCTTTTGTTGCCAATTCATTTGTTACCGTAGCAGAGAAGTTAGCATCATCACCCAGTGCCGCTGCTAGTTCGTTAAGTGTATCTAGAGCGCCTGGTGCTGAATCAACTAGACCAGCTACTGCTGAGTCAACATATGATTTGTTTGCTGCATCATTGGCTTGTGTTGGTGCACCAAGATCATATATACGAGCGCCTTTAACGTCAATTGCTCCTGTGCCGGCATCAAGTACTAAGTTTGTTTGTCCATTACCTTTGGCATACTTCCAAGCCTGCAAATCCACCTGGCCTGAATTATTTTTAGCCCATAAATATTCAGTAGGATTACCTGGACCACCTGATGCAAATAAACTTTTATCAAATGGTATAACTAAACCATCTGCAAATGATGGTCTGTTATCTAGTACAGATTGTACATCACTGTCACTGTATCCACCAGATGATATTACTGAGTCAACATATGATTTTTTTGCTAGTTCATCACCGTTTACTGTTACTGGAACAGTAAATGCTGCTTCTGTTGCTGATAGTGCAAAGCGTTGCGTACCATCAACTGTGATACCAACAGTACCTGTACCAAGGTCAGCGATTTCAATTTGTGAATCGCCTTCAGTGATAGCGTCTGTTGATATATTATCAATTATTTGGTCTACATAACCTTTTGTAGTTGCATGACCAGCCTCGGTTGGTGTACCAAGATTAATAAGTTGGTTGTTGTCCATGTCAACTTTATCACCAAATACAACTGCGTTGCCGCCCTGGTCAGTAATTTTCTTACCTGTTTGCATTTGTAGTGTTGATGCCATGTTAACTGTTGTAGCTGATTCCAGTGTCATTACACCAGAGCCTGATACTTTAGTTGTTAGAGACTGATCTGGATCAGCCTGTACGACAATAGTGCCGCTGTTTGATTCGATAACTTTTTGTCCATCAATGTACAATGAACCTTGTGATAGATAAAGATCGCGCCATTTCATATCAGGCGAACCTAAATCAAAACCAGTTGTGCCATCTGAGTTAACAGATGGAATGATGTGACCTGTCATACCTAGGTCACCTGTAATTGTAACATCATCCGAGAATGATGCGGTCGATGTTACTGCTAGTGTGCCGCCAACAGTTACATTTGATGTAAATGAACCTGATGAAGCGGTCGAAGCAGCGCCTTCACGTGCTAGTGGAAAACCACCTGTTGTTGAGCCGTCGTGTACGACAAGCGTGTTCTTGTCTGTATCAACAGTAACCTCACCCAGAAGACCTGTGAAAGAGTTATGTTGAGTAGTAGTACCACGACGATATTGTATTGCATATGCAGCCATATTATATTCTCCCGTCTATATATAAATCGATTTGGTTGCGGACAATACTGGAATAGGGGATCAGCATTATCTAATAGTATTTATCAAAAATACTATTTCAGTTTAATTATTAGTTAATTTATATAGACTAATTATAGCATTAAACGACTGCAACTTCAACCATTTTTCTTCCATCATCTAAATTAGTTTCAAGTGCTTTCGCAAGTACTGCAAGACCTAAGTCTCTTTTACCAACTGATTTAGCAAAGCCTGGTGTTGACGATGTTACAAGAAGATCGCCTTTTGTTACAGGACCAATTACTTGACACGGTACTCTACCTTTTAGTGCAACATATGGGTGTGTTTGTGAATTACCAGCCGCTGCGTTCATTTTTAGAGCAGGAGAACCAGAGATAATACCAGCTACTGAAACATCCATTTCATCTGTCGTTGTTGTAATTTCTGCTTCTCCGCCATATATAACAACAGTGCCTACTAAATATGGAGCATCGGATGCATATCTTTCTGCAAGGTCAGCAAATGTAGCTTCAATTTCGTGTCCATAAACTGTACGCCATTGGTTTGTAGCACTACCTAAGTCATATGTATTGTCTGCATTAACTAGAATTGAACCACTCATTGTTCCACCGGTAATTGATAAGTCATTGTCTGCTACTGAACCAACAATTTGATAACCAACATGACGAACAAGAATAATTTGTCCGGATGGCGGAGTAGTTGTAAATGTAATTGTTGAACCTGATACTGTATAATCAGATCCTGGCATTTGAGTTACACCGTTCATAGTTACGATTACTGCATCTGCGTTTCCTGGTGTTGCGCTTAAATTAAATGTAGAATTTGTATTATCGCCAGTCAGAACATCTTTTGTCACTGCTGGTACATTTGAAATATTATCAAAGTGTACAGTTGCATCACCAGATACTGTAAGGCCTGTTTTTAAAATATCAACACGTGCATCCGCTCTAGCATCAGTGTAATATAAGTTTGTACCTTCAGGTAGCTCGCTAGTTGTATGTTCTGTTAAATCAAAATGTATAACACCAGTGCCGCTATTATAAGTCAAGTCACCACTTGTACTTATTGCGCCACGTGTACGCAGAACTGTCCAATAAAGATTTGTAGCACCCTCTGATAAGTCATCTGAATCTTTTCCGTTAAATGCATCATTAAAGCGTGTATCTGTCCAATAGAAGTTACCAATACCCTCCGATAAGTCATCTGTGGTATGATTAGAAATATCAGTGATTTGACCTGTTACATTACCGATTACATCGCCTTGCAAATCCCCCAAGAACGTACCGCTTGTGAATAAGTTTTCAGACCCCAGCGACCAATAATCACTACCTTCATTCCATAAGAATGACACATTTACATCTGTACCGCGTTCAATTTCAATACCACCCGATTGAGATGGTACCCCAGTTTCGTTTGAGTTTAATAAAAGAATATTATCTGCTAGATTTATTGTTTCAGTGTTTACAACTGTATATGCACCAGAGACAGTTAAGTTACCAGTTAGTACCATATTTTCAAACTGCACATCTGATGCTATAGCAACATCTTGGCCAATTGATATTTCACCGGTCGCGTCATTGTATGTTACTCCAGTTCCACCAGATAAAGTACTACGAATTTGAGAAGTAGTAACACCACTATGTGTCAGAGTACCGGTATTTTGATCATATGTAAATGTATCAAATTCACTTGTATCATTTAGCGTTAGTGCCGCACGTACACGTGCATCTGTATAGTATAGATTTGTTGAACCTTCTGCTACATCATCTGTTGTGTTCTGTGATAGATCAAAACCTCCTGTTGGAGTTGCAGAAATAGTAATTGTATTTGCATTGTCATCATATACGATGGTTGTGTTTGTGCCTGCTACTAGGGCCGATGCTACTGCATCTTGCGCACGTTCATCAGTGAAGTATAAGTTTGTTGAACCTTCAGATAAGTTATCAGTAGTATTATTTGAAAAATCATCTTCAATACCGTCGATTGTTAATGTACCTGCGTTGTCATCATATGTAATTGTAATATTATTACCAGCAACTAGTAAGTCTGAAACTCTATCATCAACACGCTCTTCTGTAAAGTAAAGATGCGTAGAACCTTCAAGCAAATCATCTGTTGTACTACCTGCAAATCCAGTTGAGTTAATCGTAAATGTACCTGCAATATCATCATAGTGCATAGTGATATTTGTACCAGGAGTCATCAATGCCGCAACTCTATCATCCACTCTTTCATCGGTGAAGTATAGATTTGTACCTTCAGATAAATCTGTTGTAGAATAATTTGTTAGTACGTTTGTGATATTTGTACCATCACCTGAGATATTTGTTGCTGTGATATCTCCCTCTGCTGTTAGATTATCTACTAACATAGATGCCGCATTGTAAGAAGCGTGTGCTGTATTGATTGATGAGCTATCACTTGGTTCAACCGTGTAACTGTCAAAGATTTTAAATACACCGTCAGATGCATCTCTGAATAAACCAGTATGTGCGTAAGTACCATCATCATATGCGCCAACCCAACCTAAGTCTGCATTAACATGTGCATGTCCATACGCTTCGCCGCCAGATACATATGTGTCTGTAACAGTACTTGTAATTGTGAATGTCGTATCATCTGTCGCTGTAATAACACCGTCTACAATATTAAAACTGCTTGGTGTCACACCAGTAATGTCAACTGTATAACCAACACTATAAGTATTGTCCGCAGTGTAAGTTACTGTTGTTCCATTGCCAACAGCACCCGTAATAGTGGCTTCACCACCTTCATTTAGATATAATAAGTTTTCATTGATGCGGGTTGTTTCTGAGAATACTGTAGTTGTTGTACCAGATACAGTCAAGTTACCATCGATAATAACATTGTTCGTAGCATTGATATCATTGAATACAACGTTACTCGAAGGAGATACATCTTGCCCAATTGAGATTTCGCCATTTGCAATTGAAACACCTGTGCCGGCTGAGAAATGCGCACGTACTTCGTTTGCTGATGGGCCTGTATATGTGATAATACCGTTTGCGTAAGTTAGAGAACCATCTCCGCTCAAATCTGTTACTGAGATTGCATCGTGTACTCTCTGATCTGTAAAGTACAGGTTGAGCGTACCTTCAGAAAGATTATCAGTATCTTTACTCGCAAATGATGAATTAAAACGTGCTTCTGTCCAATATAAATTACCAGTTCCCTCTACGATATCATCTGTGTCAAGAACAACCGCGCCTGTTTGTGTATTCACACTTGTGACTGCGCCGCTTGCATTTAAGTTAAGTTGATTTGTGCCATCAACATAAGAAACTGAAATGTTTGTATGATTTCCACGCAGGATTAAACCTGCTACAATATCTTCAACATCCTCTGTTACGAGTTTATCTTCAAATTGCAGAGTGTTACCTGTACCAACTGCTAAAATTTGTCCTTCAAATGCACTAGTTGTATCTAGTTTAGATAACGAAACACTGCTATCTTCTAATACAAACTTGCTTACCTTTGTTATGCTCATTAGTTCTCAACCTTTATGTTTTTAGTACACATTCAACAAGTTTTTCACCCGTGTCTGTATTTGTTTCTAGTGCAACACCAACAATGTGCGCACCGTTATATTGTCTGCCTGCGGTACCGTTCTCATATACAAAAACAGCTTCACCTTTTTTAACTGGTCCAATTATTCTTACTGGAACTCGCCCTTTAAGGGCTAATGCTTGTCCATCACATTCTTCATTCATTAAGAATGCTGGCTTTTCAGAGATTACTCCAATCGGATATCCTAATGTTTGCACCGGACAAGTTTCATAATCGTCTGATGCGGCAACCATCATAACAGTTCCGACAGGATGTTCAATTTCTGTTGTATATTTTTCTGCAAGGTCAGCATACTTTGCTGTAGTTGCAGTGCCATGAAAGTTAGTAGCAGTAACGTCAACAAAATTAGGGGAGTCAGTTGTTGCTACACCCTGGTTCATTGCGTCTGCATGTACGTTATCAGTGAAACGTCCATCTAAATCTACTACGACTGTATTTGTATCAGTTTTTGTAAGTGTTAGTACACCGTTACTCGTATTGAACGAAGCACTTTCCAGATAATAGTTTGTGTCAGTATATCCTGTAATATAACCTGCATCATTTGTGAATGCTGATACATTTGTTGGTATACGTGCATCGACACGTGCATTTGTGTAATACAGATTTGTACCTTCAGACAAGTTTGTAGTACTATGATTTGCAATCGATGATACTGTACCAGTCACAGACCCCGTCAAGTCGCCATAAAACATGTCTGCTTGTAGAGGAGCAAGATTAAAACTAGCGTGTGATGTATCGATGTCAACTGCTGCTGTCGGCTCAACTGTATGGCCGTCAAATACTTTGAAGCGCCCATCTGTTGCATCTCTAAAGAATCCAGCGTGTGCATATGTTCCGTCATCATAAGCTCCGACCCAACCCAAATCAACATTGACATGGGCGTGTCCGTATGCTTCACCACCTGATATATACGTATCTGTAACATTACTTGTGACTGTGAATGTAGTAGCGTCTGCTGATGTTACGTAAGCATCTACTAAATTGAAACTACTTGGTGTTACACCAGTTATATCAACAGTGTAACCCACGCTGTATGTATTATTAGCAGTGAACGTTACTGTCGTTCCGTTCCCAACTGCGTTAGTAATTGTTGATTCTCCGCCTTGGTTTAGATAAAGAATATTTTCATTGATACGAGTATTCTGAGAAAGTACTGTTGTTGTAGTACCCGAAACTGTTAAGTCTCCACTAACTAATAAATCATTAACTGTAATATTATTAGAAGTTGTATTACCACGTGACGTTACACTATCAAGTGTATCTGTCTCGGCAAATGTTCCAGTTAATTGATAGCGACCATCTAAATCTACTGTTAAATCGTTCAGGGTTCCAGTTCTACCGACAGTTAGTACCCCATCAGTTGTGTTGAACGAAATAGAATCAACATAGTTATCAGTAAATGTAGTAATGTATCCACTATCATTTGTGAATGCTGATACATTTGTTGGTATACGTGCGTCTACTCTTGCGTCTGTATGATATAGATTTGCACCTTCTGCTAAATCACTTGTACTAAATGATGCAATGTCTTTGATATAATTTTCAACAGCGTGGTCTCCCCAACCATAGGCTGAGTTCCAACTATTGATATTTACTGTTGTAATATTTTTAACATGCGTTGGTACTGTTGGGTCTGTTTCTGTGAAACTTGTTAGATAACCACTATCATTTGTGAATGCTGATACATTTGTTGGAATTGCAGAACTAGTGATATATCCACTATCATTTGTGAATGCTGATACATTTGTTGGAATTGCAGAACTAGTGATATATCCACTATCATTTGTCAATTCTGATACATTTGTTGGAATTGCAGAACTAGTAATGTATCCACTATCATTTGTAAATGATGAAACATTTGTTGGAATTGCAGAACTAGTAATGTATCCACTATCATTTGTAAATGCGGAAACATTAACTGGGCCAGTATAACTTATATCAAGAGTTCCGCCAGTGCCTAATGTAATTGTGCCGCCGCCCGATAAGTCGCCACTTGTTGTTATTACAAGTTGTGTGTCGCCTTCAACCGCTGTACCAGTGACATTACCAAATACATTATTATGTAGATTAGTATTCTGTACAGTAGATGCACCTAAGATATATGAATTAATGTTTGTTGTCATTACATTATACTCACAAATACTTCAATTATTCCCTCACCGGTTCCCGACTTTGCTTCAATCGCTTTGCCTATTACAGTGCCAATCATTGGTACGCCAAGAGATGCTTTAGCATAACCTGGCGTCGATGATGTTACTAATAGATCACCCTTTTCAATTTTGCCAATTACTTTACACGGAACTCTGCCTTTAAGTGCAATGTAAGGATGCGTCTGTGAATTACCTGCTGCTGAATTCATTTTAAGTGCTGGGTCTGTAGAAACAATACCTACGACTTTTGTATCTGAAAGCATTGTTGTGGTTGTTACTTCTGCTTCGCCGCCGAATACTAGAACTGTTCCCGGTTCATAAGGAGCATCTGCTGAATATCTTTCTGCAAGGTCAGCGTAAGTTGCTTCTACTGTATGTCCGTAAATTGTATTCCATTGTTCTGTTGCTGTTCCTAAATCATGGGTTGCGTCAACTGATGGACTAATGCTTCCTGCGACTGTGTTACTTGCATCATTTACCATGTGATTTGTTGGAATGTCTGCGCTAGTAATATATCCACTATCATTTGTGAATGCACTTACATTAGTTGGCACGGTTGGTATAGTCGGAGTATTAGTAAAGTTTGTATAATCTAAGTAATAAGATCCTGCAAATGTGTTCAACGTGTTGGCATCTATGACAGTTGATGCAACTGTGTTGCTTGCCATCTTAATTACATTCATTACAGAACTTAATGCAAGTGGCGCTGATAATGTAAGCGTATTACCAGACATTGTATATGAAGTTGTAGGTTCTTGTACTACGCCATCGATATATACTAGAACTTGCCAATCTTGTGATACTGTATATGGAAGTGTGAATTGACTTACTGAACCAGTGCCAGTAAATGTATTGAATTCTAAGTTATTAATTTTTACTGCGGTGTCTACTACAATGTTATCTCCGTCAGTAGAAACAGTTAAATCTAAGTTTGGACCTGATGTAAGTGTTCTAAATGCCGCTTGTACAGTGTCAGTAGTATCAAGAATTTGTTCGCCAGTGCCTATATTTGTAGCATCAAAGCCAATTTCAAAGACACCTGCTGGATCAGTATATGTCGCTGAGATACCATATGATGCAAAAAACAAGTCATTGATTCTGTCATCGACACGTTCATCTGTGTAATATAAGTTTGTGCCTTCAGCTAAATCTGTCGTTGTGTAGTTTGTAAGAACGTTTGTTATATTTGTACCGTCACCATGTATATCAGTGAAGTATGCTTGTACTGGATTAGTTGCACCAATAACAGTACCATCTATATTACCGCCTGTTATAGTAACATTAGATGAAATCAATGGACCTGATATACTAGTATTTGCAACAATAGTATCTGCTTCTATATTATTAGAATAAAATAATTCTCCAAACGTTGACCATCTATTATTGGTTTCGTCCCATCCAAACTTGACGTTGGTATCAGTGCCTCTTTCAATTTCGATACCAACATCTTCTGATGCAGCTCCTGTATGATCTCCGTTTAATAGTATAAACGGATCAGAAACTACAGTAGATGAAGTGTCTAATGTTGTAGTTGTACCTTCAACTGTTAAGTTGCCTTTAATTACAAGGGTGCCGTTTCTCGATTCAATAATAGCATCTTCTGTGCCATTATCAAAGAGAACTTTTTCACCTTTAAGAAATAGTCGGTCGCCAAATTTTAATTGTTCTGCCATGTTATTTTCTTCCAAACTTAGATTGTGCTATGTCTATTTATCAGATTTAACTTAGAACATAAAAAAACCCGGGAGTTTCCTCCCGGGTTAATATTATTAATCGTTTAAGTAAAACTTATACGAATGCTAGGTTTGCAACTTCGATTTTTGAAACGTAATCTGCTGCGTTACCTAGTGATGATGCTGTGTTTGTTAGCTCAACGTAACCGTAACGAGTCATGAATGACACTACTGGTTCGAATGACTGTGGATCCACAACAACGCCTGATGACATTAGCGGTACGTATGGGCAATAGAATGCTGCTGCATCGATTTCGCCTGAGCCTTTATAGCCTAGTAGAACTGGTGCCGCGTCATTTGCATATGTGTTTACATATACGCGCATTGTGCCGTTTAGTGTGCCTACGAACTTTGTGTTTGTTGGCGCTTCGAATGTACCTTCTGTTGTACGTGCGAAAGCTGATGTAGTTGCTGACTGTAGCACTGTTAGTGCTGCTGGTGAAACAACTGCCCAGTTTGCTGCACCGCGACGTGTGCGCTGTGCTACTAGGTTAGCTTGTTGGTTGATTAGAGTTGCTAGAACTGCATGACGATCACCTACGAATGTTGGTGTACCAGTGAACTGTGTGTTTGTCATGTCGAAAGTCGCACCAGTTGTCGCTAGATTTTCTAGTGAACCTAGAACTTCTTGGTCGATTTCTGCTGTGATTTCCATAGCAAGTGCTGCCATGATCTCTGCTTCAACGTCTAGGCCGTGCATTGCGTTAGCGTCTTGTGCCGCTTCGAATGTCCAACGTGCTGATAGCTTACGTGTTTTCGCTTCAACAGTTTGTTTCATCACTTGGATTGACATTCTGTTACCTGCTGTACCTTCCATAGCTGCTGTCGCTGCTGGTGCTGTACCGTTTGCGCCTGAGTATGATTTAGCAATATCGAATGGTGATAGAGCTTCTTGGCCTGCTGTTACGCCTGCTGCGTTGTCTGCATAACGTACACGTAGTGTGTGAATCTGACCCACTGGACCAGTCATTGGCTGTACGCCGATGATTTCGTTTGCAATAACTGTTGGCATTACACGACGGATAACTGGTAGGATCACTTTGTTTAGTGTCGCAATGTTACCTGCTTGTGTTGCGCCTGCTGTTGCTGATTCAGCAAGAGCTACTTTTGTGTTGTTTAGTACTGATGACATTACATCACGTTTTGTGCCTTCTAGACCCTCTAGTAGCGCATCACGTGTGTTGTCCCAGTTGTTACCTTCAAAAAGATTTTCCATCTGTTTGATTCTCCTGTGTTCTGGTTAATTACTTTAGACCGGCTAGTTTTCTTAGCACGACTATATCAGCATCGTCACCTGTTGACTGTGTTGCTTCTTTTACAACGCGGTTTCCAGTGTGTTCTGTAACTTTGCTTTCTGTTAATGTTTTTGTTTCCGCTTGCGCTGAAACTGATTCATTTAAAACAGCCGGTAGATATTTCTTGAAAGCTGTTTTTAAATTAGTTGTTTTTACTGATTCAAGTAAGTCTGACATTACTTCGCGCTTTTGACCAGCAAGTGGTGATAGTAGTTCGTCTAATTTCGCTTTGCGATTCATACGATCTTCCATTACGCGCTTTGCTTTTTGCGCTGTAGCAATATCTGCTTCTTTAGCAGTAATCACTGCTTCTAATTCTGCAACTTTGTTAGCAGATTCGTCTAGCTTTTTGTTCACTTTAGCTACTTCTGTGCCTTCATTTAATTGTGATGACATGAATTCGCCTGCGAATGCTTCAAACAGTTTACGACCAAATTCGTTTTCTTTAGCCGCTGTGATGTCCTCTTTAAGCATTGCGATTTCTGAACGTAGAGCGTTAGAGATTGTGTTCTCTACTAACTCTGCTGAACGCTTGACAAACGATTCTTTTGTTTTGTTAAGAAGTTGTTTGCCTTCTGCTACCATGCGCACTTTAGTTTCTACTAATTCACGCTTGTCGTTATGGAATTCTGCAAGTTCACGTGATAGTTGCTTCACTACAAACGATTTTGTCGTTTCTAGATTTTCAGCTACTTTTGCACGGTCAGCTCGTAGTTCCTTAACTTCTGCTGCAAGTTGAGAAGTAATGAATTTTTCAAGGATCTTAGCGTGTTCAGAAATTGCTTTCTTATACGCAACTCGTTCTGCGATTAGAGATTCACGGTCTGACTTAAACTCAGTCATCTCAGCTTGGATTGCTGTAGTTAGCATATTATCCATTGCTTCAACGATAACACCTTTGTCATGTTCAAACTTTTGTGCGAATTCTTCACGCAACTCGGCTGTAATTTCCTCTCTTGCTTCATTTAGTTTTGCTTCCATAGCCTCTTTAATAGCCGCACCAGCTTCTTCGCTTAGTGCGCCGGACTCTAGAAGGTTAGCAAGGATTTCTGTTGCCATTGTTGCTTCTCCTGTTTTACAGTTTAAGTTCACGAATGAACTTTACTATTTCTTCTGACAAGTACTTCTGCGCTGCCTTGTCATTTTGAACACTCTGTGCAAGCTGCCAAGTTTGATAGCCGCCTTTCATGTTCATTAATCCTTCGTAGATAGCCTTTGGATATGCTTCTGGAGCACTTGGCTGAGCTACGATATCTACAGTTACAATCTCAAAGTTACTCACTTCACCGTTGTTACCAACTTCACCTGAACCACGAGAAGAAACACCTAAAGTAGCGCCTGATTCGATTAATGTTCTGATGATGTTGCCCATTGGTGTAGGAACAATTTTAAGTTTACCATAGCCGTTCGGTCCGTCCATCCACATACTTTCAATAATATGTGACACACGGTCAACGTTAACTGTTAATTCCGGTGGATGATCACATTCACCTAGAACAGGGAAGCCTTCAGAGATTTTTTTCTGAACGCTTTCTACTGCTCTTGAGATTTCTGAAACCGGGTAAACACGTTGGTTAGCATTCTTTACGCCACCTTGGACGAAAATGCCTTCCATAAACATGTTCTTTCCACCGTCTTCACCTTCGACAATGCGGGTTTTAACACCTGCTTGACTGTGTGAAAATCTTTCAATAAGAACGGTCATTGGTTTCTCCAAATAGAATTAAATTATGATGTGATTGACTTGTTATTCACACCATTGTCACCTGGCTTTGCCGCTTGATTTGACATTGCTGGTGATTTTGAGTTACCTGATACGTTTACATTCTTTGTACCCATATCTTTTGGTGCGTCACCTTTACCGCCTGATGTGTTACCATCATTCGCTTTTACTGGTGCTGCATTTGAGTCATCGCCTGGACGCTTTGGATTTGCGTTTACAGTTGATGATGTGTTATCGCCGTTGTCGCCTACTGATGCTGACACTGGAGTTACATACTCGTTTAGGTCTTCATCTTCGTCTGCGTCATCGTCTGATTCTTCTAGGTCAAGTTCTTCACCTTCTTCTAGGTCTTCGTCTTCTGACTCGTCTAGTTCTAGTTCGAATGACTCTTCCATTTCGTCTTCCGCATCCATATCGTCTGCTTCGTCTTCCATGTCATCGTCTTCACCTGACATAATTTTTTCGAATTCTGCTTCTAGTTCAGCTAATGCTGATTCTAGATCATCTACACGTGCTTCAACGCCTTCGTCTTCCGCTTCTGCATCGTCATCCATTTCTAGATCATCGATTGCTTCTCCGTCTTCCATTCCGTCTTCGTCATAGAATTCTTCGTTTTCAATTTCTGATGCATCATCTTCTATTTCTGATGCTTCGTCTTCTAGCTCAACGATATCGTCTGCTTCGTCTAGTTCCTCAAGTTCTTCTTCTACTACTTCGTCACTTTCGTTCAGTAGTTCCTCATGGATCTGACGAGCATTTTCTACGATAAAATCGTGCAGTAGCTCTTCCGCTGCTTCACGCTCCTCGTTGATAAGAAGTTCTAGTACTTGTTCTAGTTTGCTTGACATATTAATGTCTCCTTATCTAAAAAGCCACTGCTTTCTGTGGCGGTTGTAGAAACACTCTTTGTTTCAAAAGTATTTATAGGTAAAGATAGTGTATAATAGGGAAATGCAAAAAAACGGCTACTTTTTAGCCGTTTCATTGTCGTAGAGATATTTAGTATGTGACGTAAATAGTAAAACTTACTACTTAATAGAGACTATAGCTCCATATCGCCGCCGCTTTCATCGCCGCCGCCTTTATATTGACGTTGTACTTGCTGTGATTTAACACCGTCTTGATACTTACGGTATTCACGAATTTTACGCAGTTTAGATAGGTGTACAAGAGTTAGACGATCCTTACGGGTATCATCTATCTCTCTACTATTATGATTATCCTCGTCTGGAGAATAGTTTTCTGTTAAATCTGAATATCTCATAGTAGTATTTATACTTCCTCGTCTGTTTCTGCGTTTTCTGATCCATCGATTACTGAACCGTCTTCTGTATCATCTGCGTCAGTTTCATCAAAGTCAAAATCATCGTTTCCACCTATATCGTCTGGAGCAGGTGCTGCACCTACGCCTTTAAGATTATCACTAGCGCCTGCTAGTTCATCTGTGCCGCCGTTTTCTTCACGCCATAACTTTTCGTTTTCTAGTATTTCATCTTCTGTTAGTCCCAAGAAACGTTGTAGAGCAAAACGCTTACTGATATAATCAGCACCTTCGATTGATGAGAACACATTCATTGCAACTTGATCTACTTCTGCTTGACGGAACTTACCGAAGTTCTGAGGAGTATTGAATTGTAATGAGAAACGCGAACTTTCTACTTGCACACCACGATTTTTACAGAACATCTTAAACTCATTGTCTAGTTGTTCAACGATAAGTGCTTGTAGTCGTTCACAGAACTTAGTAAATCTAAATTCAGCAATCATTGCTGTGCCTACACGACCATCATTCACTGTTGCGCCGCCGTCATCCATACCACCTAAGTATGAAGCTGGAACACGTAAACCACGCAACAGTTTGTCGTTGAAGTATTTCAAGTCATCAATTTGACCTAAGTTCTCGCCACCCGGAAGTGTTTCAACTTTAGAACCACGGCCTTCTGCTGTTTGAGCAAAGAAATAATCTTCCATGATTGATAGTGGATTGTAAGCACTATCAGTAACAGTTTGTCCACCACCAGTCTTAGATGGAATACGTCTTTGATGAATTTCATTCTTGATACGTTCTAGGTGCGCACGTGCTTTGTGAGTTGGCATGTTACCTACATCAATGTAAAACACTCTGCGTTCTGGCGCACGTTGTACACGATAGATTAGAATAGCATCTTCTAATAATTCTTTTTGCTTATAAACTTTAAAGATAGGCTCTAAGATAGATGTACCAAAAGGCCAAAAGCCGTCGATGCCTTCATTCAATGAAATATGAATAACGTGTGCCGCATCAACTGGTGTCGATGATTGATCATTTGCAAAACGTGATCCGCCTGCACTACCGCCAGTGTAACTTTGAGTAGTATTACTATTAAGGTTCGGCATACCTGATGCGCCTGCACCAGTTTGTGTAAGTTTGTTTGCATCTGCCGTAATATTCATGCTTTCCATATTGATATCAATATCTTTGATATAATATGCTTCTACCTTCTTGCCTTTACCTTCGTTAACAATAACTTTATCTACTTTGGCAGGATCAACCCAAAATAGTTTATATGTTTCTGGATCACGAACAAAGATTTGGTCGCCGTACTTAATGGCATTTCGGAATATACGGAAAACACGCTTGTTCATTTCGTTCACCGAACACCACTGTCGTAGTGTACGTTGCAAAACATCATTCTCTGATTCAGTTGGATCTTCTGGGAAGTCGAATTTAAATGGTAATCTAGAGTTTTCATCTTGTAATGTTGAGAATTCAGCAATGATATCCAACGCTGCGTTCACTTCACTATCTAAGTCCATTTGGTCGTACTGTCCATAACGTTGCACACGGTTTGGTTGTCCCTGATAAACTTCAGGTAACCAACTGCTATAACGCTTATTGGATGCTTCCGATCCTTGAATAGACGATGATGGGTCTCGTTGTGGGAGACCATCATATGTTTTAAAGTATTTTTTCCAAGTTGCCATTTTTTATATCCTGTATTTTTTATAGTAGCATGTTTTTAAGTACATGTCAACACTTTTAATTACTATTCAATGATTGAAGTAGTTGATTCATAGTAGATAACAATGCTCTCTGTTGCGCTTTGTCTTCTTCTGATGCACCTGCCCAATCAAACACGCTTCTACCAGTATCAGATTCAATCGAGTTTATTAATCGTTGCATATTTTCTTGATTAATTAAGTTATTAGCGTTCATCTGTTCTACGATTGTAGTAATCATAGATTGTTCTTCTGTAGTAAAGGTATCATTTTCTTTTTCAAAACCTACAGTATCAAGAAGGTTGGAGCCACTACCAGTACTTAATGCAGTAAATGCATTTCTAACAAAGTCAGTACCAAGATCACCAGATATTGATTCTAACGCAGAACGGACTTCTAACGCAGTCTCTTGTCGAGTTTTCATTCTGCCGCCACCTTGTAGCATATACCCACCTTGTTCATCGTATGCTGTTATAGGCATATTATTTTGCATCACTCCTTGTTGTGCCAATATAGTAGGATCGTATGCAATAGTCTCTCCAGTCCTTGCAAAGTTTTCTAAGCCTGAGCCTCTAAGCAATGATTCTGCTTGTTCTGGATTCGTTTCACTAAGTTCATCAATCATTCTAAATAAGTCACGTTGCGCAAATTGCACACTATTTCTATTAAACAATGTAGGATTCTCTTCACTTCGTTTCTGAAATCTTTCAACCGTTTCTAATTGATCTAGAATTGGTTTAGAAATCGCTTCTAGTGATGTTGCGCCAAATGTATCTTCAACCACTTTTCGCATTTGTATTACGTTTGCCAGCGAATCTGCACTGTCATCACTCACTGCCGCGAATACACTACCAACCATATCAATTCCGCCTGAAGCTATGTCTTGCACAATAGCTTGAAGTCCGGTAGTCACACCAATAACCGCCTCAGAATGTTGTGCGATTGCAGTACCAGAACGTTCTATTGATCCTGACATTGTTATACTAGCTGTATTAAGTTTTCCTAAATTATTTTCTAAATCTGCATTCTCAATAAATGCATTATTGACACCCTCTAATGCAAGTGCAAACTGTCTACTTGCTTCTATTGATCCTAAAGTTGCAACATCATCACCTGATAAAGGTTGACGTCCTGCATCTGCATCTTCAACAGTTCCTAATAGTTTAGCAAATGACGAAATCATTGCCTGTCCCATTTGATCGCCACTTAGTATCAATTCTCTACTAGCACCATCTATCGCTGACTGAAAATCACCACGTGATCCTGCTAACGCACTCTGGAATCCACTGACCCCACCTTGTTCTGCTGATGTTGCAAGTTGTTCAACTAATGGCATGATGGATGCAGTAATAGGACTTGACATTAAGTCTGCAAATTGCGATGTCATCTGAAATTCACCCTGTGAACCTGCCGCAAGTCTCATAGCAAGTGCCTCACCGAGTGGATTATCCATACCGCCAGCCATACCAACCACTTCTTGCACTTGTGCAGCTCTTTGTGGATCCATAGTAGCAAGTAATGCAGATATATCTGTTCTACCCAAAGTATCAGAAATCATCTTTGCCGCATCTTCCATATTAATCTTCATAACATTGGATGTAGATACTACAGTACTCATAAAGTCATCCATATTACTTCGCAACTGTTGTCCATTCATTCTGTCAAGCATGCCTAGATTTCTTACACTGTCTAAGTAAGTACCAGCTACATTTGCTACTTCACCGAATTCCATACCAAACTTACGCATCATATCTGCGCCGCCTTCGCCTGCATATGCTAGTGAGTTTACGAATTCAAGAGAACTCTTTACTCCAAGAACACCAACTGAATTTGCAAAACGTTGTGTAAATTCTGCGGCTTCGCCAAGAGTAAAGTTATTTTCTCGCACAGTCGCAGCAAATGAGGTTAAACTTGCTTGTGATGAATTTAATCCAGCAGCAAGACCGCTTTGTCTTAATTCTTGTGCAAGATTAAATCTATCTTGTGCTTGTGCTTTCATATAAGCATTGATACCGGTAACCGCACCTGCGGCGGCTGTTACCATACCTGCCAATGGTGCAAGTTTACCACCTACTGAACTAATGACTGATCCAAATCCTTCTAATTTTGACATGATACCAGCAGAGTCAGAAGACATTCCGTCTTTCATCAATTCTTGCATTCTCTTATCATTCTTAATTTCTTCTTTGAATTGCTTTGCAGAAAGTTGAGTACGTTCAACTGATGCAATCAGTAGTTTCTTAAAAATACTTGTTTGTTTTTGATCCTCTTGTAATGCATCATCAGTTTGTTTTCTAGTTTTGTTATCGTTACTATCATTTTGTTTTTTAAGAGCATCCGTAGCTTTTCTATTGTTACGTAGTTCCTGTTGTATCTCTTTATATTCGTTCTGTGAGATTTTCTGACCTGCGGCTTGGGCGCTAAGTAACCTAACCATCTGCGCAAAAGCATTACTATGCTTTCCTGCTTCTTGCATAATTCCTTTTTGGGTCGCTTCGGTAGCAAAGTCCGGAAAACTTCGGTCACTACCAAAACCCTGAATAATTACATCTTCTGCCATAATATCTCTCACTTTATGATTATATTCGTAGTTTATAATTGATTAAATAACTATGAACATAAATACTTCGTATTGTTGTATTTATCAAGAGGCGAAAAAATGAACACAAACCCACTAGCAAAATATTTCAGAAAACCAGGGATTTATATAAAACTACCAACAGGTGGTAAATTTAACCCAGAATGGGGCACCACACTACTAGAAGAAGTTGGGGTATTGCCTATGACGGCAGTAGACGAAATTACTATGAAGAACCCAGATGAACTTCTTAATGGCGAAGCACTAATCAATATCGCAAAGAGTTGCTGTCCAGATATACCAAATCCTAGAACAATGTGCAACATTGATATGGAAGCATTATATCTTGCTATACAATATGCAACATACGGACGTGAATTGACACATGCACATAAATGTACGAATTGTGAGGAAGTAAGTGACTTCAATATTGATATAAATTATATCTTAAACAAGTTCCCAGATATTGAACATGTTGCACCAGTTGAATTCGATGAAGTTAAAATTCATATTCGTCCACCAAGTGTAGAAGCTATCACAAGATTAGCACTAATTGATGTTGAGCAAAAACGAATCGTTCAACATATTCAGAATAGTGTAGCGAATGAAGAGAATGAGGACACTGACGAAGCTGAACTAGCAAGAAGATTCTACGGAAGTTTTAGAAAGATTGCAGAACATAACGTAGATTTGTTAGCAAACACAATCAGTTACATCGAAACTCCAGAAGGAAATGTAAATGATTATGATTCGATTATGGAGTTCCTAAGCAACATTCCAACAAAAATAGTAGACGAAATTGATGCAAAAGTCAAAGAATTGTCTAAAAAGCCCAAAGATGCGACCACATTTGCGTTTGTATGCCCAGAATGTGATCATAAAGGCGAGGTTGCTCTGGAGGTCAACCCTGTAAATTTTTTCATGGCTGGTTAATTACAGCATCGCCAGCAGAAATTCAAGAAAAAACAGAAAAATACAAAAAAGAGCTTGACAACGTACACAAGAATATGTTAAAGTTAACTTGGTATATGAGAGGTGGGGTAAGTATTTCTGAACTCCATGATATGCCAGTTGGGCACATTGCTCACATTAATGATATTATAAAAGACAACTATGAAATGAGTAAACAGGCAGGTGTGCCAATACTCTAATGCTAATATAAATAACTCAGGCTCTATTGAAAACTATTACAAAGCTAATATAAAACTAACACATAGCACATACAAGGCTAATACACAATGACAAATGCTAATATATCAGACATAGTGGAACTGTTAGTTGGGTTGCCAACTCGGGATTGAATCTGCCAGTATTTAAAGATACTGTTGCCGTTGGACTAGTGGGGATGAATTCCCGCAATCTTCTCGTTAACCACAAAAAAGAGTATTCATAACACATAACAGCCACGGCTCTAAAGGTTCGTGGTTGACCAGTTTTACAATTTTATAACCGATGATAGGTTACTATAACACTATCGACTTACATAATGTTCTGTCTGTTTAGACATTATTAGGTGCCGTTGGGTCGAAAGACGCAGTACTGAGTGAAGGGGGAATCGCCAACCGACCCCGTAGTTTCTGGCTACTAGCTCATAAACAGAGGCGATGAAGCTATGGCATGTATCCATAATTTTTTGCAGTTGTCCTGGCAACAGGGCAATTGTGGCTTAGCCGCAGGCATATATAAATAAGATTAATAATATAACCATTATATTATATATAAGAAATAAAGACTGAATATATTGAATGAGCGAAGCGACATGAAATATATGAAGGATTAGGTCTTTAGACCTAAATAAGATAACAAGAAATGATATACAATACACATGAGTGATTGGACATATAATAACGAAATAGTTAATGAATTACCAGATGATGTTGAGGGATTTGTATATCTGATTACGAATCTTGAGGATAACAGGAAATACGTAGGTAAGAAATTAGCAAAATTTAAGACCACGAAACCACCTCTAAAGGGACGTAAGAACAAAAGACGTGGCACCAAGGAATCTGATTGGCGTACATACTGGGGTTCTTCTGACCATCTGAATGCAGATGTTGAAAGATTGGGCCCTGAAATGTTTACTAGGGAGATTTTACACTACTGTCCGAGTCGTGGTGCTTTAAGCTACATGGAAGCTAAAGAACAATTTGATCGTAGAGTGTTAGAGACGGATGAATACTATAACGGTATCATCAACGTCAGAATAGGTAGTTCTAAGATACTCAGTGAGTATCTTGACGATTTAAGAAACAAGTTATGAATTCTTTTTTGCTTTAGTTTTAGCTCCTGCTTTCTTAGTAGGGGCTTTTTTTGTGGTTTTAGTTACACGTTTCTTTTTAGTTGGAACTTCATCTTTGTGCATACCATGCCAGTTCCAACGATTGATTAGTGGAGCTACGGCAGCTTCGACTTGTGAATCATTCCACTTGAATACGTGCTTTACATCTTCATATAATTTATCTTTGTCATCTATAATACGCATCATACTAATAATCTGCTTATCTATTTGTATCCAGTTCAAAATAACCACCATCTGTAAACACCAATCAAATCAATTGGTACGTAAATTATACTACTCATGATAATACCTGGGTACTTGTTTATATATGCAAACACGCCCATCATACTATCTTTAATGAAAAAAAGACACATAGCCCAAAAGACCCATGTGTCCCCAATATTAAGTGACACGATTAACGCTGCGGTACAGCCGGTAACCATTTGTGCCCATTCTAAAAATTTACTTGTACTTACCATACAAGTATTTAGTTAGTCTTCTTTTTTCTTTTTCGGAAAAGCTGGCTTACGAAATTTGTACTTCATATCCTTTGCTTCGGTGAATTCACCTTCTTCGATTTTTTTA